GACCGGGATTAGCACAACGATGACGAGCACGGAAAGATTTACGACGTTTTGGATTGCTCTTTTTAATTCTCATCTTTTTATCGCCAAAGTTAACTTTCTTTACATTTCCAGTTTTTGGATCACGAACAAATACTTTAAATTTCTTTACATCACCACGCATTGGTTTACCGAGAGGAACATTTCTGCCTTTATATTTTGCTTCAGTAATTAATTTATCAGTTCTGCAGTATTTGCATTCATTACATGTTTTTTCTTCTTCAACTTCTTCACATCCAACTTCAAGCATACAAGATTTACCACCTTCTTCCATGCCTTCATGTTCACCCATAGCTTCTTCTAATTCTTCTTCTGTTAATTCTTCTTCAACACTTACTGATTGTAGTCCAGTTGTTCCTTCGTCTCTTTCTCCAGCAGCATTTTCTTCAACTTTACCGGTTGTTCCGACAGGTCCAGAAGAAACAGATTTTGCCGCATTTTCTTGGGCCGCTTCAGCGGCAGCTTGTGCCTGCAATCTAACTATTTGAGTTTGTAAAGATTTAATCTCATTCTCGTTATTTTTTTTTGCTGAATTTATTTGATTTTGTAATGCTTGAATGGCGTCTTTAGTTTCTTTTGAACCTTCATTTAAAATGTTATTTTTAAACTTTTTCCACTCAGTTAAATAATTTTTCATCTTCATTCTTCCTTTTTAGATTTCCAAGAAACTTGTTTTGAACTCTTTTTATTCTTCATGCCTTTTTTGGTACACGCTGAAGGTGTTGGACGGCATGCTGGATATTTGCCTCTTTTTTCACCACTTTGACGGCCACATGTTTTACATGTTTTACGACCGGTTTTTTTATCTTTACGACAAGTATTGCAATCTACCCAACCCTTGCTTTTACCTTTTCCACCTCTACGAGAGAACCAACCATGAAGACCTTGACTTTTCTCTTTGTCAAAAGTTGTTTCATTTAGTGTATCTTCTTTATTATAAAAATAAACTTTTAATTCTGCTTGTTTCCAAAAAGGATTATTTTTATCCAATTCGTTTGCCAATAAATATAAAGCAGAAGTTCTATGAGCACCATCATTAATATTGTTATCTATAAAAATAATTGGTGGTAAATTTTTTACACTCTCTGGATTATTTTTTAGATATTTAGCATATTCTAAAACTTTTGTTGTTACAGCCCAGCTATAATCTCCTAACCTGCGCCGAGTCCACCGCCGCCATCGCCGCTGGCCTCGTCGCAATTTATAATCTTTTAATACATCTTTATAATATGGAATATCTGGATGTTGTGAGATAAGTTCGCCTATTGTCATCTTTTTTTTAACAGGTTTTGCATCTGATTTAAATTCTTTAGGTTTACCGCTAGATTCACCTGGTTGTGGAACTTCTTCAGCTAATTCTTCTAATAATTCTTCATCTAATTCTAATTCTTCTTCAAGTTCTTCTTCTTTTATATTGCCTTTTTTCTTGCGACATCTTACAAGATATCCGGAAGCATATGCGCTCGGCCAAACTTTATACTTTGCTCTTGCTTTATAATAGCAAGCATCTTTTTTACCTTCTTCTATCATGTTTTGAAAATTTAATATCTCTTCTTCAATACTCATATCGCTATCATATGCTTGAAATTTAAGATTTGATAAAGTTTCTAAGTATCCTTGATTACGTAACATTTTAAATACAAGATTTTCTGTGGAATATTCCTCACCAGATTCTAATCCTGCTTGACGATACTTTCTTATCTTTTCTTTTAGTGTTTCTACGCCTTTAATTGCGTTTTCTAGATCTTTTTGACCTACCATCTGTGAAAGTTTAGAAATTTGATCTATAAAATATTGAGTTTTAACAACTACATCATTATAGTTTATATCTTTTTTGTTTGTTTCTGGTTTATTTATCCATTTATCGTTCATAACAGAATAAATTCCAGTGGAGTGATGTGGTTCGTTTACATCTTGAATATAAAGCTCGACTTCATGACCCATAATCATAATATTATGATTTTTATTCCAAATTTGTTTCTTAGCGTCAAAATAATCTTTAAATGCTTTTATATATTCTTCTGGAATTTCATCAAAATCAACTAATACATGTAAGTCGATATCTGAAAATTGATTCCAGTTATAATTTGCTATTGAACCGGTTAAGATTATATCTTTTATTTTTAATGGATGCTTAAAACCACGAATAAAATCGTGAGCTATTTGTTTTAACTTGATAGTGATGTTTGGATTTAATTTATTTTGTTTTAAATCCCAAATTTTGGGATATAGATCGCTTTTCGGTGTTAAAACCGAAGGGTCTACATTTGGTTTGACGGCATTTTCTTCAAAATTATTCATTTTTCTATCTTTTTAGTTTTTTTATAGTAATTAGGGTCTTCGCTTAAATGATCCTTTGCTATTTCTTTTGCTATTTTTCTATCTTTTGTGTGTTCTAATTTATGTTCGATAGCATCTTCTAAATCTTTCGCATCAAAATCGCTATCTGGGCGATTATCGCCTTTACCACCCTTTAATTTTTGTTTATCTTTTATAACAATTTTAATTTTTTCCATAATTTCTCACTTTTTTGGTGGTAGAACGCGCTTTGTTTTTCCGAAAACCGGTGTATCGTCGTTTTTTACTTCGATAATCTCCCAAATTGTTCCACAAACAGCATCACAACCATATAAATTTGCTGATTTAACTTGAAAATCTTCAATATTTTCAATAAGGTTTGGATTTTTGTAATCACACCAATAAAATTTTTCATCATTTCCTTGAAAAACACATACAGCATGCGATTGATATGTATCATCAGGCCATCTTCCCTTCATTGTGAAGATAGAAAACCAAACTTTTTTTGCTAAATTTGATTTTTTTATAGCAGCACACCAATAAATTGCATGATCGTCGCAATCACCAAATGATTTTTCTTGTTGAAGACGACATTGAATTACTCTTGGATGTATTAGATAGTCATTTATTACATTCGCAATATTATCGTGCTTATATAATTTTCCATAATTTAGTGTTTTTATTATTTGTTCTGTATTGAAGAATAGTGGAACAACGCAATTTGGAAGATTTTGTGAAATCTTCATCGTTAAAGAAAAATAAAGTTTGGTAAACCAAGCAAAGTTATACGCAAATTGTATAAACTTGTCTTTTAAATTCATTTTAAATCCTCAAACGCAGCAAATATTATACTTGGTAAGTCTGAAATTACTTTATATTTAGATAAATCTTTTAGATTTACCCAAGCGAAATCATCGTGTTCAAAATCCAGTTTTGGTTCTCCAGTATATTTTGTTGTATAAAAGAAAGCGTGTTTTTTCTGTTTACTTACTTGTGGTAAAAACACCAAATCTGTTGGTGAAACATTTAAACTTGCTTCTTCTTTACACTCTCTTGACGCTGCTTCTTTTGGATTTTCTTCTGGTTCTAATTTTCCACCAGGAAGTCCATAGTGTCCCGGCATCCAAGCATCAGTTTGAGACCGCCTTAAAATTAAAACACTACCATCTTTTATTATTACAACATGTGCGCTTGTAAAATTGTTATCTGTTATTTTTACAAGAATTTTAGACATAAAAAACCTCGATATACTAAATAAATAGTTTATCGAGGTTTGTTAAGTGATGGCTTTTTTAAGCCATTCTATGTTGACGTCTTTTAGATATATGTTATCTGTTTGAATTAATACATCATATAATTTTAAAAGATTTTTTGCTTTTACTATTATTCCTAATTTTGCCGGTGAATAATTTATAAGATAAACCAAATCACCAACTTCAAATTCAGTCCTTATCTTTTTGGCCGTCATCGTTCATATCAGTATAATAAGAATAATCCATATCAGTATTATTTGTATACTCAAATGTATAGCTTGATGGTTCATCGTCGTAATATGTATCGTATTTATCTTCTTGATTTGAGTCTGCGGGTGTTTTTAAATCCCATTCATTTGGAACGTCTTTTTTATCTTTTTTAGTTTCCGCAACTGGATCGGGAGCAAAAATCTTTTTTAACATGTCATCTGTTGTTTTCTTTTTAAACTTTTCCCATTCTTGTAATTCTTTTCCAGCAGCAGCCATATTGTGTCGCAAATTAGCAAGAGATTGAGAAGACATAATTAAATGATCTGATTTGAACCATTCATAATAACTACCAGCAGCTAAATTTTCCAATCCATCTGGAAACTTAACTTTTACAGCATATAAAAATTTACCTGGTCGCTCTTCATCATCGCTAATAAAATCAATAACACCAATTTTATCTAAATAATGTTGATATATATCTCTTGAATTATACCAGTGGTCCCAGCGTAGATCTGGTGTTGGAGTTATTTGAACCCAATCTCCTACTTTAAACATTATTCTTCTCCGCTAATAATAAAAAATAAAAATATTAAATGAGGTACCATTATTGTTGATAATAAGATTATTAAATATACATCAATAAGGTCCACATATTAAATATGTGTTTTATATGTGCGTTTACATTCAGGACACTTAGAAATAATATTATTTTCACCATCTGTTAAGAGGGAATAAGTTTCTCTAGAACAATCAAGGCAAATTGGGTTTGCAAATGCTTGCTGTTTTTTCATTAATTCTTCTGGTGAATCTATAAAAAAATCATCTGTTGAAAATTCATTTTCTAAGTATTCGTGCCAATATTTCTGCATTTTTTCTTCCTCATCTTTATCCATTTTAATTCTCGTAAATTGATCTGGTGAAATAGAAATTTTATATGATGTTAGAATTGCGGCTAAGAGATCATTAAACATTTTAATTATCACTCTCTATTAATTAATAATACCAAAGTCTTTTCTCATTTTTAAAACCGCTAAATTTTTTCCTTTTGCTTCTACATCAACATCAATTTTATTTTCCAGAATTAGTTCTTTCTGCTTTTCTGGAATATAGTGAATATTATAACTATGTTTTCGGCGCTCTGTAAAGGAGCCTTCTTCCATTCCCGGTTCAGTATTACTCAAATGCTGAAGAGGTTTAATGTTTCCCCAAGTTTTCATAGTTTCAATACACGCTGTAGAAATGTCCATGTTACCAGTGTTGAACGTATGGTGGTGGCTGTCCCACACAATCGGCGTTCCGGTTTTCTCATGGATTTTAATCAATTCTGGAACACTATAAGAACTTTCATCGTTCTCAAGCGTTAATCGTTTACGCGTTGATTCGGGCAAAGAAAGAATACTGTTGATTGCTCGTTCAATGTTTCCACGCTTGCCGCCATGTATGTTGATGGCGTAATAAGGTGAATGTTCAAAACCCATTTGATCAAACATCCAAGCGTGGTAGTTTAATTCTTTGATTGCGTTTTTAATTACATCATCACTATCACTGCTGATAACTGCAAACTGACCGGGATGACAAGTTACACGAATATCGTTCTTCTTGAAAAGATTTCCAAGAAGCTTAAATTTACTCAACAATACTTCGCTTGTCTTCGCAATATCTTCACAGAACTCAAAGAGTGGGAGAACATTGCTGGACATACGAAACGATTTAATATTTGCTGCATTAAGCTTAGGAACCAGCTTCAACAATTCATTTACATTGTTGATATAGGTTTCAAGGATTTGCTGTTGGCCGTATTTACCTTTTTTATACGCACCCAACTGCAATAATTTTTCTTCAATTGAATTTTCATAAACAATAGAACCATCACGTTTTGTGCACGGCTCCAACCACTGACAACAGATTGATAGACTCATGCTGCCTCCAAAGTCAGAGGCTAACACGTCCAAACAAGGAGCGCAACCAAACTACTTCTGGACTGGATAGTGTTGAATATAACCGTCTAAAATCATTTTTCTTAAAGAAGAATTTAAGACTGTTGTACTTCTCATTAAATCAACTGGAGTATCAGCACCATCGATAACCCATTCAACAGTTGAAATATTATTTTGAATATTTACTATAATTCCTCTTCTTCGAATCATTTGCTCTATTTTTACAGGATTGGGAATTTGCTGAATCAACAAATCACCAACACTTATATTACGAAAACTATAAGATGATGACATAATCATGCTTTAAAAGTATTCATGCTGATCTCAGCTAGTACTTTAATCTTTTCTACAGCTATCTTTAATATCTCATCTACAGTTTCTACATTAGCTTTATCTTTATCGTATTCTTTTCTTATTTCTTCCCATTTTTGTTCTAATTCTTCTAATTGAAGCTGTAAATCAAGTTGTCTGAAAGGTGAAGGTTTCATTTAGGTACCTCTTATAATTTAACTTTAAAATAACCAAATATTTCGTTTTCAACTCTCCATTTTATAATGGATTCAAATATTTCAGTTTCAAGAGCCATATCATTCCACAATATAGAATAAACATATTCAATATCTAATCGATCATATCTTACTTTTGTTATGATACCAGAAGACAAAGTCATACCATCGATATGCTCTGTAAACAAATCTCCAACGTTATAAAGTGGTTTTGTTGTCTTTCTCTTCATTACATTTTATTATCTTCAATATATATTTATTATCGATTTTTAATTTTAATTTATTACGCATGGTTGTTTCTGAAAGTTCATCAAGTTGTTTATGGCGTGCCCAAAGTATTTTATAATTTTTTATATTTTTTCCATATAAAGAATTATATTCTTCATGAATATCGTAAACGATACCAATATCGTGGTGTTCTAAATTTAGATCCACGGGGCAATAATGAATTAAATCTCCAACGTTGATAACAGATTTTTTTTCTTTCATAGCGCGCCTCATAAGCGCACCTTACATCTAACGAGCCAATATGTCAATCTTCTCCGAAATCTTCTTCATCATCATCCGGAGAGACTTGATCTTCTTCCATATATTGTGTTACGCTATTGATATAATCATTAGCAAGACTTATATAGGAAGAAACCCATCCAGGAAGTTCATCATCTTTTTGAATCAACTTATAAAGAACCAAGCTGTTTTTAATTAAATTACGAATTTCTCCGCGAGCCATTCTGCCTTCATGATCGTGCGGTTCTTTTCTTGGTTCTCTTTCGGCAACATCTAGCTCTTGATCGATCATTTCTAATAATATTTTATTATCTACCTTCATATTTGTTCCTTATTTAAACGGCCAGAAATCTTGTACGCCAAGCATTCGATCTAATTTATTTGCTTCTGCTCTTATTTCTTCTCTGGTTTTTTGATTACTTGGATCGTCAGCAGCCTTACCCATCATTAAACCTTTGAGATAAGTGGATTCAATATTAATCATGTGTTCTAATTGCTTAACAAGACTCGGTTGACCGGTTAAGCGAAGTTTTATATCTTTACCAAGAACCCTTGCTGAAACAATTTTATATATTTTTTCAGCAAAATCGTTGAGTGCTTTTTTACGAACTTTTTCATCATTCATATCAACAATTCCACCAGCTTCTTCGCCTTCTTCCATTCTTTTTGGACAGCCTACTGTTCCACGGCGTTCGCCTACGGCGAGATTATCTGAGCCTGGTTTATGAGTATTGTTTGTAAAATATTGACTATCTTCTAGCTTCATTTCATCGTTATATTCTATTACGTTGCCTCTTTGATATGGTTCTTTATAATGTCTCATTTAATATCTCCGATAAGTTCATTAATAATTATGCTAATCTAATTATAATAACACAAGAATGAAAAAATTAGCATCTCCAAGAGCAAATAAAAGCATAAAAAGAATATATCTTGTAATATACGATCAACAAGAATTTTATGGATATGACGCAAACGCTCCAATAAAAGCTTTTAAAATAAAAAAGAATGCTGATTTATATGTAGCAAGCAGAAACTTCGAATTCCAAACTGTTTGTATGATGGATGATGAAGATTATGAAAACTATGTTCTTTCAAACAATTATTCAGATTATATTGTATCTGTAAGCGATTTTAGAGACGCGCATGGATATATCAAAGAAGAAATATTGAGATTAGAAAAAAACAGAATACCAGTTAACATATGGGAAATATTAGAAAATATTAAACCATTTAAAATATTACCAATTGAATATATAACAGAAACAAAATAGCTATATATCAATCTGGTCGATAACGTGTGTGCTGCTAAATGATAATTCGCGATAAAACTTTTTCACGAATTCCTTGGTTATTTTGGCAATTTCTTTTTTGGAATCTTTATCTCGCAACAACTTCTCAAATTCATCACGAATAATCTTGCGAAGTTCATCTTTTGAAATCTCTTCGTTAATAAGTGAACTTTCTTTAAGAACAATTTTTATTTTATTCATGATGATGTTTTCCTGTACACTTCTATTGTATCTTTGGGCCAATGGAATATCTAATTTATCTAACGAAGGCATTTCACCTTTTATAGAATTATATAGAAGCCCAGAAGCATAATCATATAATTCACGAGTGTTTGGTGATTTTTTTATGCTTTTCAATAAATCACTTGGCAGAACATAAGCTTGCAATTTATTTGCTGCAGCAAATTTAGATTCTTCAGCTGTAAGCTGCGAATCAATAAATAATTTAAGCAATATCTTTACAGCTTGTGGAAAGATAGATAATTTATCGGGATTCTTTTGTTTAAATCTTTCAACATAAGAAAGAAATTTATCTGCTTCATCTTGAAGATCTGTTTGCATTTCAATATGTTGAAGATGATGTGACGTATCTCGTTCATCGCTTGATGTATTATCTAATACATCACGCGGAGGAAGACCAATCTTCCAATCACCAGCACCAAGAACGTTTGACATTGTATTTTGAAATAAATGCTGCAATTCATGACGAACACTGGTTTTGGTATCTTCTAATTCTGTATCAATATTTTCTATTATTGCTGGTATGCTTCGTGAGCCAACAGAAAGACCAGGTTCAGCTTCACCACGTGGTGTTTCAGTTGGAACAAAGAAAGAAGAATTAAATGTAACAATTATTTCATCAATATCCGATTTATATAATCCAGCATAATCTTTTTTTGTTGTTGTTCCTCTTGAGCCAAACTCAATAACAAATTGAATATCATTAACATCTTTGTTTTTAAAATAACGTTTTAAACGGTTTTTAAACGCTGCTGGTTTTATTCTGCCACGCAGATAGGTTTCAAGTTCTGGCCAAGCAACAAGGGCCATTATAAATTGTTCTATGGATATAGCTTCAATGACTTCACCATTCTTTATAACAGTATTAACATCTAAATCTCCAGTAAACCCAACTTGTCCAATGTCGCCAATTTCTTTTGCATATTTTTTTTCAATTTCTTTTAAAAGTTTCCCATATCTTGTTGATAGCCTGGGATTAGAACTAGATTGTTTATTTATAAAATCAATAACAAGTTTTACATAAGCAGCACGATAAGCACGTGTTACCTCATCAACAGTTTCTTGTGGAACTGGAAGTGTTCTGCTTTCTATTAGTTTAATTTTGATCATTTCTTTTTAACTGTATAAGATAGGGAGTTTGCTTTTTCTTTACCGCTAACATCTGGGTCATCTGGATTTTGGCTATAAACAGCATATGGTTGTGGTTCAAGCTTTAGCCAATTTGTTCCAGTGTGTTTAAATCTTGTTCCGCGAAGTTCTGGATTTCTTTCTAATTGCGGATCTGTTTCAAAAAATTCAATACGATTTCCGAAACCAAATCCATATTCTTTTCCTTGACTGTCAGTTACAGTATATGCATTGTTTAACATTTTTGCAAACTCTGGATATCCACCTTGTTGCAAGGCCGAATCATTGTGGTATAGTTTGCTAAGGTAGTTGATGATACCAGCTTTTTGAAATTTGCCTTTTGGATAATAATCATATCCTTCTACTGTAACTGGTTCAGTTATTTGTAAAGGATTCTCGACGTTCTTTACAACTGGTCTTGGTGATGCAACAGCGTATCTTGGAATAACAACTGATTTATCTTTCTCACCAATAAATTGTTTTATATCTCTCGTGAAATTAACATCATCTTTATTTGCAACTGTTAAAACGCCATTTATTTCAGCAGTTATACCAGCTTGCTTATCTTCTGCATTAACGTTATATAATATTTGTTTTAATTTTTTTTCTGCTTCAACTTTGAGTTTTCTTTTCTTTTCATTACTTGTCGACATGTTTGCAACAGCATTTGTTAATAATTCTGATTCACCGTATATAAAAATACGGTCAATTTCTTTTTTTATTTCTTCTTCGGATGCAGTTGAACCAACAAGTTTTGCAAATTCGGGTATATCTGCAATTATTCCTGTTAATGATTGTTTCATTTTTGCCAACTTAAGGGCATATGCACGATGACGACCTTCGTGATAAACAACTTCTGCATTACCAGAATCGTCTACATTAACTGATAGTTGAACTTCACCAGCTTTTTTTGGGTCAAAGTCACCTTCAATTCTTTTGCCTTCAAATGCTTCATCTTTGATCATTTTCATTAATTCTGCATCTGTTGTTAATGCGAGATAATCACCAACACGGAATTTAACTGGAACTCTTACATTTTCAAGCAATAATTGCCGTTTTGGTTTAGCAAAGCTATGCCAAGCATTATAAAACTGTTTGTAATTTGTCATATGAAATAAATAGTCAAAAGCAAAAATCCCGGAAAAATTCCCAGGAAATTTTTTATAAGCCCGATTTTAGGAGATGTTTTATAATTTTTGGAAATTTATAACGCAGTGCGAAAAGCAAAAGTTTACAAAAATTTCCCGTGTGTCGTGGGGGTACTAAGTACAGGAACAGCCCCCACCCGTCCATGGGGGACATACATTCCGGTGTGAGGGGGATCACCCCGTTATACTACACATTATCAGCGGGAATAAAATCGCAAACCTGATCGGTCAAGTGCTGAAACATATCAGCGCATTCGGCAACGGTTGCGTGATCGTCTTCGTCAAAAGCCAAGAGGATACGGTTGTCGACCACCACAAGCGAATACATAAGAGCAATGTTGCAGAACTGATCGGTGAGGCGTTGGTTGTTGTCCATACGTTTGTTGTAGCCCGCAGATCAGATCGGGTCAACAACAGATCAGGCGATCAGGTGATGCGGCTCACAATCTTTTTTTTCTTGCAAGATTCATGCCAGCTTGCCCGAGCCGGTTCGGCGGGGCTGGCACGCACCTTGCATGCCGCCCGCCGTTGTGATTTAGATCAAGGTGTGATCACGGTCGCTTGCTGGGCGCACCCGTGGCAACCAAGCCCATACCGGGGGCAAGCGTACAGCGAAGGGCAGCACGCGCAATCTCCAAGCCCGCAGCCGTAAGTTGCAGATTATTGGGATGCCCCTTGACAAGCCGACGAGCGCGCAAGCTGTCGAGGATACCGGGGCGAGCCATGAGCGGGTGACGCAGCGCAAGGAGATCAACGCTGGGGCGCAGACCGTTTTGTGCAGCGAAAGCGATATCAGCGATCACAGCAACCTGACGCGGGCCACACGTCGTGGTCGAACCGTAGTTGTGGCGAGCGAGGGTTTCGATCTTCTTGCGACGAGCGGCGACATTCTGCGACATTGTCTTGTCTCTCTGTTCGGGTTCTCTGACTCTGGCGCTACTTGCGGTGCCGGGGTCCGCTTACTTGTTCCGGCTATGCGCTTATCGTACACGGTGATCGCTAATCCGTCAACCATGACGAACGCGCAGATCACTTCGCCTTGTGTGCTCCGTCACACCGTCAGGTCTTGCGGGGGCTGGAATGATCTGTTAGTGTTCGTTTTCTTTTTTCTGCCCTTGCAAGTTCCATGCCAAGGTGCCCGAGCCGGTTCGGCGGGGCTGGCATGCCTTTTGCATGCTGCCTGCCGTTGTGAGTTAGATCACCACCAAGGAGGGAAGTCGGGCAAGGTGCGCATCAAGCGCATGTTTTCCATGTTGAGCTGCGTCACAGCGATCAAATGAGCGGCGTCACCGTCCCGGTTGTTTTCATCGGCCAGCGAGCGGTTGATCTCGCCCCGTTCGCTGTGACGCACCGCACGACGGACACGGCGCTTTGCGAAACGACGAGCACCGGGGGTCGACCAGCACATCGGGCAGAGACAAGCGGAATGACCAGCGAGGTTTGTCAAGTGTCGGGTGTTGTCGTTCATGGTTTGATCTCTATCAGAGTGATCGGGTTGTGTCAACGGACAACGAGAACGGATCGCAGCCGCCCCTTGTGACGGAAGGTGCGCGAGGCGCAGACAGCGTTGTGATCGTCATCGTCCTCGTCAGCGTGCAAGTAAGCAACGAACGCAGCGCGATCCGCAACGGGATCACTATCCGACAGATCCTCATCATCGGTCCAAACGCGGTTGGCTTCGTCCGGGGACAGCAGCGAGAGCGGGATCGTGGTGTTCATACTGCAACGGTAGCGGGAGATCACCGGGCTGTCAACCATCTCGCAGGTACTTGTTGTGTGCTGGATCACTTGCAGTGTGCCCCTCGCGGTGTTAGTGTTCGTTTTCTTTTTTCTGCCCTTGCAAGTTCCATGCCAAGGTGCCCGAGCCGGTTCGGCCGGGTTGGCACAGTTTTTGCTCCTATGACCTGAATCACACAATGTGCTATTGACAAAAAGAAGCCCACCGATTAGGTGGGCTCCCGTGCTATTGCTGTCCCTTGCGGGCTATGTATCTGCCGATCAGTCGTTCTTATCCCAACCACGGGGAGCGACGATGCTATCGTGCGGAAACTCGCCGCAGATCGGGTGATCCAGATAGACCGACATGTCGCGGAGGATGCGATCCGACGACCCATCATCGTACCACGAAAGTTCGTACTCCAGATCATCATCCGACAAGTCGGTGTCGCAGAAGGTGATCATGTCATCCTTCCAGACCCACGAATCATCCATCATGTAAGCAACGGGAATGTCAGCGAGCGAGCGGGTGTTGTTTGCCATGCGCTAACTGTATCGGGTGATCTCTCTGCCGTCAAGTCTGGTGCCGGTGTTGTGTGTGATACAGGACACTTGCGCTGTGCGGCTGGACTTGTTAGTGTTCGCTTTTTTTCTTTTCTGCCCTTGCAAGATTCATGCCAGCTTTGCCGAGCCGGTTCGGGCCGGCTGGCACGGAAGTTGCAAGACCCCTGCCGGTGATACAGATCACAGCGGGGCGCACACTATCAGATCACACCGGGGCAGTCAATAGGTTCCTGCGTGATAGGGCTCACAGCGTAGGGTGATCTCCACGAGCGAGACGCTTGACGGATTAGTGATCGCCCGGTATGATGACGCATCGCCGGTCGCGGTCCCGGTGAGACAGCAAACCAGATCGCTTGTGAGGCACGCTATGTCGCAGAATGTCAATCCCGTTCGCAAGGTTCGCGTCACGTCGCAGCAAGTGGCTTTTCTCATGCTGACCGAGGGTACTGCTGCTGTGCAGAAGCTGCACAACACGCCCGGTCACGAGATCGCGGCTGCAACCTTTGACGGTGCGGTGGATCTGCTCGCTTCGCAGACCGAGGCCCGCAACGCTCTGGAAGCTCTGCGTCCGGAACTGCTGGGTGATTCGGAGCCCGGTGAGCGTGGTCGTCCCGCTGCAAAGATCGGTGAGGACCGCAACTATAAGGTCCAGCAGGTTGGCGACGGTGATCCCTTTATCCGTCTGCCCGTGAGCCTTCTCGGTGCTGTCAAGGGCGATGTGGTATCGGTCACGTTTGGCCGCGACGGGATCACGGTAAAGACTTGAAGTCAAGCGGTTAGGGGTGATCCGCATCACAAAACCCCCGGTGGATGGTGTTGCATGTTTCATGCCACCCCGTCCGAGCCGGTTCGGCAGAGTTGGCATGGGTTGTGCATGCCGTCTGCCGCTATCTAATCAAACTGCCACAACCAAAGGCCCCGTTCAAGATAAGAGCAAGCCGCATGCATGGCCTGCTTTTTATCATCTTCGAACGGTGCATGACGGGCGAGGTGAAACGCCATAGCGATACACTCTTCGCGGGTTATTTCTTCGTTGTTAGGCTTTGACGGTGGGAGAAGAAAGCGAAGCATGGTTTATCCTTTCACTCGTCGTTCAGTTCATCAAGCAGATAAGCGGCATAATCGTCCATCCAATGCAGCTTTGCCATGGCCACTTCCTTTTCATCATGAGTGTAGCCTTCCGCGAGTTCCATCAGATAACCATCGCGAATCAGGGTTTGGATGGACGGGGTCTTGCGAGCGGTGTTGTTCGGCATGAGTTATTTCTAACACCCGATCACACCCGCGTCAACAGCAGATCTATTTTTTTTCTTCCCTTGCACAGATCATGCCAGCTTTCCCGAACCGGTTCGGCCGGGTTGGCACGGAAGTTGCAAGGGGAGCCTGTGTGATGCTTGTCACAGCTTGTCACAGATCACAGCGGGGGCGCATACTATCAGATCGCACCCGGCCAGTCAAGGGGGATCGGTGTGACCCTGCACACGCGATCTTGTGAACTCCCGCTGCGTTAGTGTTGACGGATCGGGTGATCGCGGGTATGCTGTTCCTGTCCCGAGCGGTTGACGGCCACCGGGGACGCTAACTAACCGACCGTCGTTGCCAGAGACAAGGAAAAGACCATGACCCAGAATACCGCTCCCGCTCGCAAGGTTCGCGTGACCGCCCAGACCGTTGCGTTTCTCGCCCTCACGGAGGGCACGGACGCTGTTAGCCGTCTGCATGCTACCCCCGGATCGGAGATTGCTCCCGCTACGTTTGACGCTGCCGTCGAACTTCTCGCAAGCCAGCCGGAAACCGCTGCCGCTCTTGCGGGTATGCGTGCCGATCTGTTCGGGGATGATGCGCCCGGTGAGCGTGGGCGCCCCGCTGCCAAGGTTGGCGAGTCCCGCACCTATAAGGTCCAGCAGGTTGGCGACGGTGATCCGTTCATCCGTCTGCCGGTTTCGCTCCTCGCCGCTGTCAAGGGGGGAACGGTCACGGTGACGTTCGGTCGTGACGGGATCACCGTCCGGGCGTGATCTGCGGTTGACAAGCCGATAGCCCCCCGGCTACAATAGGGGGCACGGTAAGCCGGTTTAGCTTCCCCCGGCGATGTAGCAACGGAAGCCAGAAACGAGGAGTCGCGGTGATCAGACTGTACGATTTAGGGGTGCGGCTTGCCGCCGCCAACCCATGCGACCGTTAGGGTCAGTGTCGCATGATGCTTAGGGGAACCCGGCCAGAGTGTGCCGGGTTTCTGTTTGTCAAGTGGGGATGTGTGATACAGATCACAACGGCAGGAACCTAGCAAGTTCCATGCCAGCCCCGCCGAGCCGGTTCGCCAAAGTTGGCACGGGTCTTGCAAGTCAACCGGTCATCGGTTTACTGTATAGCACGAACCATGCCAAGGCTCACAAACCGGTTCGGCCACCTTGGCACGATCTTTGCAAGCGTTTTTTTCATGATACACCGTGACCCGGATCACGCGATCCCCCATTGACAGCATGGTGGGCATGCGTTATGCTATGCGATCCCCCGGGTGATCCCTGTGTGACCGGGCGCACACCGGCAATCAACCGACTGGGTGGTTGTTTAGCTTGTATAGTGTATGATGAACCGGTGATTATCTATTGTGTATAGTGTATAGCGGGAGATAGGTGAATATCTCTCTATACTATACTCTATACCTTCTTTATGTTCTTTATATATCCTATACTGGATATACTATTTCTATATCTGCCGGATTTTCTGTATATCAACCGCTAGATATAGGGCAATCGACCAGTATAGCGCGTTGGGCCGATCATGTCAATCGGCTAACGTTATCCGTTTTTGTCTTGATCTACCGGTACCGGTGTGGTATAGTGGCGATGATGTGCCGGTTATACACAATATTTTATACTATCTACATTTTTTTGTATTTTTATTGGGTATTTTCTCTAACGGCTGACTAATTATTTATCTGGTTGTGTGGGGCTTTAATACCGCCACATTACAGAGTTTTTTTCTTTATTGCTTTATTCCAGCTATATACCGAACAACTTATATCTATATATAGCTATATCCAACAGTTCAGCACACTTAGAACTTTTTCAATTAAATTTTAACTGTTTTTTTATCTAAATTTGAATCAAATTTTTTTGGTGTAGCTACCTCTTTATTTAGTTCAAATTTTTATTGTGGTTTTATTTGGTTCTTTATATATCGTTCTATATCTCTATAGGTTCTCTTTGTTATTAATATCTTTTTTTTATATCCCTTTTATTGCTTTATTTGTTAAAAAAATTTGGGTCGGTTTTCGTTCTCGATTCTTTCTCTATATCTCTTTATTTATTTCTATTTTTCAATCAAAAATTTTTTATGGGGGGTGGAGGTAGGTGCTTCCATGGTTTATTTATATCCATTAGTAATCCTGCTAATTCATAATGGGCATATACATACCGGTTTTGTTCTTTAAAGAATTTTATATATATTCTTTTTTTATTGTCTCTGGATAGTTTTACTTCTGTTATATATCCTATCTCTCCTTCTGAATCTATTAGGATATCTCCTGGTGTAAATGTTGTTGGTTTATTCATATATGTTTATTATTTCTTTATTGAATATCTCTCTAATATCTTTCTATCTATAAACTTATCTAACTCCTCTTCATCATAACTTTCCTTTATATATTCTCCTACTGGAAGGTTTACCCATGATTCTAATAGGTACATGGTTGAACCATCCCAGTCATACCATATCTTTATTACTGTTGATAGTTCTTCTTTATCATACTTCCATACCATTACATCTCCGATATTGTATTTGGTATGTTCTTTAAACTTCATTGTTTATCTTTTTGTCTATCATATACTCTTTTATATAATGTTTTTTATTCTCCATTCCCGCAAATATAATTGTGTATATTCCACCTGTAATATTATCAGTTGATGGTGTTGCTTTTATTATTATTCCTATTTTGCCCATATAGTATTCTTTATATAAGAACTTCTCTATATCCAACTGTTCATCTGGTTCTGGATAGCTATCTATTGTTTTTATTATATCTCCCGGTTTATACTTCATTCTATGTTCTCTTTTATCTTGTATTCTATCTCTTCTTCATATACAAGATGTTTTTTTCCTTCTATGCCCGCAACTAATACTTGGTATATAACAACAGGATATTTTGTTGCTTTGGCTATATCATATACCGGATCAGTTGTCCCCAGTATTATTCCCACTTTGTCTCGGAATATCACATAGTCATTATAATTCATTTTCTTTATCTTGACTATGTCTCCCACTTGATATTTCATATATTCTTTCTATTATTAATCTTTCTAATACCCATATTGGTTCATTTGGTTTTCCACATATAAGAATTCTATAATCAACTTCTTCATTCCACATTCTGCTTTTTATTATTATTCCTATCTTCTCCTCATATTGTGTATTGATTGTCTTTACAATATCACCTATCTGATATTTCATTTTCTTTCGCCATCATTATTCTTCTATCTAAATCACTTTCTATATCCCAATACATAATCAATATAAACAATATCACCAATATTATATTTGTGTTTCATTTTATCACCGGATAATGGATATAATCATTTAATTGACTTCTGAGATAGAAAAGTTCACCACATTCAATAGCAAACTTACCAAACCATTTTATAATAATTTCTTCTGGTTCTTCAAATTCACTATTATATTCAACTCTTACAACATAACCTATTGCTGGATAATGTGTTGTTGGTTCTTTTTTAGATATAAATAAATTACCAACACTTATTTTTTTCATTCTTTTACCGGATAATGAATAAATTGTTTTGTTATAACATAATGCTCAATAGCATCGGCATCAAGATGTTGTATTTTTGTCTTGCCTTCTGGATAATATATTATAACTTTGTAATATTCTGTTGATAGTGTTTTATTCTCTTCTTCCAGAATGAGAATTGATATTGTTTCATGTTTTTCTACAACAAACAAATCACCAATATTATATTTCATTTCTTCACCGGTATATGCTCTACATTACCGTTTAGTATATCATCTAATTCTTCTTCTGTCCAATATGTATCACGATATCCTACTTGTTCCGGATATGTGAGCCAATAATATTTGATACCATTTTCCTCATCTATCTTATAAAGATGGGATCGTAGTTCTGTATCAAAATTACGGTCAATAAATATATCACCAATATTATATTTCATATTGCTTTCAATTCTTTCTGGAAAATACGATATGGTAAATCTGGTTGTCCTTGAATAATAACTTCATATTCAGGTTCGTTGATATGGTATGTGTGATTTAGTTGTAATGTTATATAACATAACCTTCCACGGATTGGTTCATACACATAAGGACTGTTTAAGATCCGCACGATATCTCCAACAGAAAATTTGTGTTTTCTTCGTCTCGTCATTATTTCACCGGACAATGGATCGCATTATTTCTCTTTACCCAAGCGTCTATTACATCTGACTTATAATAATCTAAATATTGCGATGGACGATTGGACCACATTATACCGACCAATTGGATATCGGGCAATATATCTTTTTGAACTTCCATAACTGTTCCAGTTTGCCAGTCCTCTTTATTGAGAAAACAAGTTTCAACAATCAAATCACCAACGCTATATTTCACGGTTTCACCTTTACCAGTGTATAAATCCCTTCTTCAATGAGTTCAGTAATTTTTTCTTCTAAAACCCATGTTGATTTTCCAATTGGTTTTCCATTAAGAAAAATTATTTTATAAAAAGCACCATTTTCACCTTCATTTAATAGTTCGCTTGGACCATAACTATAACTTGAAACATATAAGAGCGTATCTCCACCAGATAGAAAAAGATCACCAATGTTATATTTCATTTTACAACTGATGTTTGAACTTCGCTATGTTTTTTGCGTTTTTTTGCTTCACTCAATTTCTTTTTATGTTCTTCGCTAAGTTTTTTACCAATATTTGCTTTCCTCAACTTCTGTTTTGTTTCTTCGCTCATATTCTTATTTACTTCACTCAATTTCTTTTTATGTTCTTCGCTAAGTTTTTTACCAATATTTGCTTGACTTATTTTCTTTTTTGTTTCTTGACTGAGTTTTCTGCCAGTCAACGCTTCACTTATTTTCTTTCTTGCTTCTTTGCTGGACATTCTGTCTTTTGCCGCTTCACTTATTTTTTTTCTTGTCTCTTCGCTAATATTTCTCTTTGCTTCACTTATTTTTCTTTTTGATTGTTCGGTATGTTTTCTGCCTGTCAAAGCGACACTTCTTTTCTTTCTTGTTTCTTCACTTATGTTTCTGCTTGCTTCGCTCATTTTCTTTCTTGTTTCTTCGCTGTGTTTTACACCAAGAGGAGAACCGGCAACTTTACATATGTTATAGCCTCTATCGTCTTCATAAGACTTATAATAATCTAAATAAACTTGCTCGTATGCCAATAGGTGTTCTGGGTTTGATACTTCTTCTATTATATCAAATGTGAAACTTTGTTCGCCATATTTATTCCAGGCTTTTTGTAAGTGTTCGGAATGATGTTTTCCTTCTTTTAGATAATGCTTATGTTGGGACCATCTTTTATCAATATTGACTGCCGAACCAATATAAACCTTGTTGTTTTTTATATTTTTTATTAAGTAAATGCCACTTTTCATATAATTCTCCCTTATATGAGTAAGTAGTTTTAAATTAATGTTCTGCCTTCTTGTTTACCATTGAGAAACTTGATGGTAATATATTTAACTGTTTTACCATCTGGATTGAATTCATCTGTATATTGAATATCAAGAACATAAATACAAGTTCCATCTTTGGTATACATAAGATCGCCAAGGGATAAATTTATTTTACTGGATAATACTTCCATAATTTTTCTTCTATGAAATGATCAACTTGTTTTCTTTTCCAAGTTAATTCAACTGGCGGATTTTGGTTGAGATATAGGAGAAACTTTACATTATAGACATTTACAGCAACAGCAATCATTTTTGCTTCGCTGGTTGTTTCTATAAATAAATCTCCTATACTATATTTCATTCTATATACTTGCCCACAATATCCTTTTCAACGAAATAATAGAACTCATTTACAAAACCACAAACAATCACTTTATATTCGTTTGTATCAGTTATCTTCCAGCGTTCCATGATAAGTACTGGCTTATCCTGAAATCGTTCAAGGTGGAGCATTTTACGAATTTTTACAACATCTCCAATAGCATATGCGTAATCAGTTGTGTTCATTTTTTCACCGGATAATACTTCCAGTTTCTGTGTGATATTGTATCTGGATTGAACATATGTTCTATGTTATCTGGATACATTATTCGTTTTCTCATTCGTATGCCTTTTGTTGGATTGAGAAGAATAAGAATATATTTTTTAGTATTACGTTCTTCGTCATACTGAACATCAGCCACATAATACACTTCACTATTAAGCAATACAAATAAATCACCTAAATTAATCTTCATTTCAATATGGCTTTAAAGTGTTCTAAAAATTCTGGTCTTTCTTTAAACTGTTTAAAAAGTTCATTTTTACTCATAAAAACACTTCTTACTTTCATAGTATGGGTATCATAATATTCAAGTATTAGTTTGGTTCCTTTCTTTCCAACAATAGTAAAAGTTATATTATCTCTTTTTTGAAGAATAAGATCACCAACATTAAAATTCATTTTTCACCTTTGGAACAGGATAATATTGATTTAGATTATGTTTGCGTTTACCTTCTACTATGGAAAGCCATAGATTTATTGTTCTTTCATCCGATTCATCTATTCTTGTTTCACCGGTTTTCCATTGCCAGAATATCTTATAGTTTAACTTCTTGTTATTATCAATATCTATTATAATACCGATCTTTTCTACGAAAGGTATTACGATCAGATCACCCCCATTATACTTGGTTTTAATCATTTGACAACCGGAAAGTATTTGTATTTTCCTGCTTTTATATCTTCAGTCAACTTAACATCAATAATAGCATATGGTAGCATGTCTGGAACTTCTTGTTTCTTGCTCACCATTAGATAGATCGCCTTGTCTCCGTACATGTATGTAGTAATATAATGTATAACAGCGATTGTGCCCTGATCACTAACTAACAGATCACCTATTTTGAACCTAAACTTTCCCATTCTTTGTCAGTCTGCAAATCTCATAATGATCCCACAGCTTCTTCTCCCAGTTATTCATTTTATCATTTTGCCAGTTAATTTTATAGAGTGTGCAGTATTCTTTTTCCTTGACTTCAGTAATAATGCCAAGTGTATTGCTAACCGGACAAGCAACGAGATCACCAATTTCATAATTCATTATTTCACCACGGGATAGTGTTGGAGAATATCGTCAGCGTAAATAATTCTATCGTTTAGTATATGGACCAACTTTTCAAATCTAACAAAATAGGATTTTGCATCCAATGTATGAACACCTAATCCTACAATAAGCCCTACACTATTTTCATGTTTTGGCATAAAACGCCAAAGTTCTGGTTTTAATACAACTAAATCGCCAACTTGATATTTTGGTTTATTCATACACGAAACCTACAACAACCTTTCCGGCAAGTAAAAATCTTTTCTTTGTCCGGAACATGAACAAGAGCGGTTGACCAAGAGGTTTGCTGATCAATCATATATAATCTAACAAGTTCTTTATTTAATTCAATTTGTTGACGAAGCGGCCCAAGAGCCACTTTCAAATATGTATGATACATGTAATAGCCTATCATTAATATAAGTAGAGTTACAGAGAACACATTAGTAACTATTATTTACAAACTGGGAAAACATAAGTTTTTTCATATGATTTGAATGTTTCTATTCTTTCGTTACTTTCAAGAGAATTTATATCTTTGAACCAACGCATTTTAAAAGGATTATCTTTTGCAGGTTCGTATGCTTCAATATATCCAATATCGCTATCAGATTGTCCCTCTTTAAAAACAATGAGATCACCGACTTGATAATGGCTGTAATCTTTTGTTGGGATTTTCATATTCAGTCCAGTGTATCAAGTTCAGGAGTTTCAATCTCGTAACGGTTTCCAATATCATCAACAACAAGACACAAATTACCGCATTGTGAAACATCCTTCACAACACCAAACCTCATCTTGCGAATATAGTGAACTGTCTTTCCAAGTTTCACCTTCTCAAGAATATTCCAAGAAACACGCTTTTCCATCATATGGTGACTGATCATACTATTTTCTCCTTTATTGTTGAATGAAACGGCAAATGCCCCGAACAAGATCGGGGCAAGTGCAAACTAACTTTATTGTTTAGTGAACTGGAATGTTTTTGTGTGTATCCTTGAAAACAAGACAATACATATCAAGATACTTATTCCAGTTTTGTGCATCCTTTACAAGTTGTTCGTTTGTGGAGTTTTCATCCTCCTGAAGTTTCAAGAAAGTTTGACGCATAAGTGAACATTCAAGACCATTCACAAGATTGATAATACTATTAGCAGTTTGCTTATCCATATAGTATCTCCTATCTAATCACTTAGCAAGGTAAATAACATGACCCACAACATACTGATTACCGATGTTGAGATCACAAAGCTGTTCCAAAATCTTATTCTTCATCATTTCCATTGCAGCATGGTTATTGGAACGACGAGCATGATGATACAGCTTACCAAGAGAGATAATCGGGTTCTTATCCTTGTTATCCAGTGTATCAAAATTGTTGATCGTGGCGTTCACATTCTGCTTTGCAGCGAGCTTGACTTCACGATCAGCAATATGCTTATTGGTTTCTTCCATCTGATCCTTTTCTGCCTTCTTTGACGCAGCAACGGTCGTCAGAGCAGCCATAAAGTAAGACATATTCTCCTTCATAGCCTTCAACGTATCATAATCCATCGCACGCAGATCGTCCATGGAAACACAAGCAAGAGTTTCAACCGCGTCATTCATCATATTGTTGGTCCCGTTGTTCGTGTTGGTGTTCGTCATATCTTACTCCATTAGTGCTGGGTGATCTGCCGTGGGTTCGCAGCATTATAGCACGGCAAACGAAAAGACGCAAGGATCAAGTGAACGCCGGGATTTAGTTGCTTATTTTACAACTGGAAGGAGTTTCCAACGGAATTTATGAAATGTGGTATTCGAATAGTATTTGTTGAAAAGATAAAAAAGTTCCTTGGTGAAGCTATATTTTTCTACCTGTCCATTATCAGACCACATGATTTTAATATAATGATTAGTTTGTTTATCAAACCAAGCACAACGCCTTACACTCTTTCCAATAACAATGCCAACACGCTTTTTATTGCTATAACGCGTTTCTACACCTTCCTTGCGACCAATAACCATATCACCAATATGGAAATCACCAGCAGTAATAAACTTTGGATCACACAAACCGGGATAGTAAGTGTATTCCAATCGTTCAACAAGATCGTCAAGTTCATCTACTGAACGACTGATAAGTGTTCCGGCACGAGTTTGTAGATAATAAATCTTATCCTTGTAATCAAGAACAATATAAGCCTTGTTCTTCTTGATAAATGTATCACCAAACTTATACTTGCTCATAATATTCCTTTATTTCACCACCGGGTAATGAATCCAAGACTTCCAAACAAGATTACTGGTAATCGTGATAGGATCATAATTATTGATCCTATTTGATCTTACATTTTCTACTCCATCAGACCATTCAACATAAATATTGTTTTGTATTTGTGTAATTTTTATAATTGTTCCTAAAATATTGCTTTTTGTATCGCGGAACAAATCACCAACTTGATAACTCATTTCACCACCGGAATATGTTTCCATCCCCAATATTCAACTTTATCTTTCAATTGTTTTGTACTCATTTGTTTTTTATGTGCATATTTTGCACCATCAAAATACTCAATACAATGTTGGTATTGTTCGCCTTTACTAAATTGAAAAATTTTTGTAATATAACAAACTGAATCATCCGCCCTTATAAACATATCGCCAACAGAGAAGTATTTTGTTGATTTAAATTCTTGGATCATATTTTTTTACTGAATAATGTTAAGGTGTTTCTTTGCGACAGCCGATGCCTTATTCTTTGCAGCACCGTGAGCAGTAAAGCCAATCACATACTTACGATCAGAGCGAGAACAAAGAGCACCATTAACTCCACCGCAGTTAGAGCAGTTAGTCTTTTCATTATATTCAGCAGGACAACGAACAATCATATTGCCTGCTGGTGTCTTATCGTTCTTCCAATCGTTTGGCGTATCGTGGGGCATGATCGTGACGACCGGAGCAATATTCAGCGTCAAGTATTCGTCAGCTTGCGCTGCGTTATTACTTGAAAGGTTGATCGTGAAACCATTATCGTTAGCATACATGATGCCGATATTGTTTTCAAGAATAGTTGGATCCTTGTGGGTATAAGCAAACCCACGCTTTCCCCTATTAGCATCAACCAACTTCTTCAACATTTCAAGATTAATATTTTCCTTGCTTCCCGGAAGATCGCCAGCAACACCATATCGCCAAAGCTGATTAGGCTTGATATTCTTAATCTGCTTCAAGAGAGCAGCAAAAGAAATACCGTTATCGTTCACACGATCCCAATGAATACGAACCAATCCACCACGAGCATAACAACCACCATTATACAGGTGGCAGGAAGGGGGACAAGTGTTTCGGGAAACAATAACAGCAGGAATGTTTCCAATCTTTTCATTCTTGGAACGCGCAGTAAAACCAAACTTAATCATAACAAACTCCAATTTTGGATTGTTGATTGGTTGTTTATTTACCAGTTTGTGTTCTGTGATCTACGTCTGACTTCCCGCATTATAGCACGGAAAGACGAGAAAAGCAAGAGGGAATAAATGGATAACTTGGATTAAGTTTTTACTGGAAAGTATTTCCAACTTCCGTTTTTTAGATAATTATTGGTCATACAATACGCATCATATGGACCACGAACATATTTGCCTTCTTTATCGGGAAATTCAAGATATAATGTGCCGGGTCGTATTTTGACTAAATATAGCATGATAGTAGACATGCTATCTGTATATACAAACAAATCACCAACTTGATATTTCATTGTAACACCTGATAATGAACATAACCATCTCTTTCAACCATAATTTTAAGAGTTAGATATTCCTTTTGTGAATTAAAAGTTTTACTCAAACCATCTGAATGAGTATAATGATGTTGAAGATCATAAGCAAAACATTTTAGATGTATTTTATATTCATACCCAATTAATGTTATAATTGCTTGTCCTCCGTTTGATTTATAAACAAGAATATCACCGATACTGAATTTAATTGATTGCGCCATTATTTCACCAAAGAATAAATGGTATACTTAAAATCATTAATATTTCTCATCGTCTCTCGCTTACACGACTGACCAAATACACCAAAGACGGCAAGAAAGGTTAGAAACAAAAACCATCCAAATGCTTTACGAACATCCATATATTTCACCCAGAAATGATTTCAGCCCAATGAACAGTTAGATAATCTTGTAGTGCTTCTTCATCATCTTTATATACAAAACCAGGACTTACCTTTGCTGCTGTTGCTTTCTGGATTTCAATTGCTTCACGGATTGAAACAATAATTTCTTCGAATCCATCTTCATTATCAGCAGGTTGAATATATCGAACTTTCATTATTTTCTCCTATGGAATAGAATTAAAAATATGAGCGATAACGTCTGCCGTCCAACCATTTCCAATCATCTTATAACGATGACAGTCGGCAACGTTGCTGGTATAGTTATCTGGAATAGTTTGGAGTCGTTCACATTCAATTGGAGTTAGACGACGCTTGAAACCAAGATCAACATAAATACCATCAGTTGGTTGTTTGTAATAACCAGCAATAAGTGTTCCACACTTGTCTTGGGTTCCATCATAAAAGAAACCACGACCACGCTCTGTATTCATAACCCTATCAATCTTGGCTTGTGAAAGGGCATATTTCCGATCAGCATTTAGTTCAAGAATATCTTTCATCTTGATATTTTTATCGTCTGGCTGATTGATGTTTGGAATATTAGTCCAATACAAACGAGGACGATTCTGTGCTGATACAAGTTTACTGTTGATTTCAATAGGTTGAACACCCAATTCATCAGAAATAATATCTCGCCATTCCCGCTTCATCTTTACATTTTCGAGAAGAAAATAGGTTGGTTTAATTTCTTTCAAGATACGGGCATATTCCCAAAACAAACCACTCTTACCATTAAATCCTGTTCCACTTCCAGCAGTTGAAAATGACTGGCAAGGACTTCCACCAATAAGCAAATCAATATTGGGAAGATTAGAGGAATTAATATCTTTTACATCTCCAAGGTGAATGGTCTTTGGATAGTTATGTTTAGCAACTTTGATTGCGTGTGAATCAATTTCTGCTGCGTAATAATCGGTGTATTCAATACCAGCACGATTAAGAGCAACTTGACCGCAACTCATACCATCAAAAAGACTTAAAACTTTCATATCACACCTTTGTAAATGATTTATTCAGATCACAATAACTTTCATCCCACCTTGAAGGTGTTGCGTTCTTTTGTGAAAGTAAAGTCCATCCAATATGAGTATCACCATATACATCTTCAAACTCACCATAATGGGTTACAACAAAATAATCACCTTGATCTACATCTTCTTCTAAATCTTCATTCTTTCCAGCAGTAATCCTCATATCATCTTTTGAACGGAGAATATCACCAACTCGGTATTTCATCACTTCACCACAGGATAGTGTTTATAAACATTATAATCAACAAAATATTTTAAATGATATCCAGCGAATACTTCTTCTCTGCTTTCTGATGGGATATAGAAAGTGTAATATATATCTTTATCGTCTCTATCTATATCAATAACAATAAAACTCCGGGTTCCTTCTTTGACACGGGTATCAATAAACATATCACCAATGTTGTATTCCATTAGATACCACTTCTATTCTTGTAATCAACAGCATCAGCAACTTTGACGCAAGAACCTTGTGTTTTATTGAGGTTTTTATACTTGGTACAGTTCGCAATATTATTAGTCATATTGGAACCCTTATTCTTCAACTTTGTAGCATTAATAAGATATTCTGTAAGTCGTGGGTCTGAATTAATTTGCAGTTCGCTCGCCGTTTTGTGTCCGTAAATTGGAACACCCGTATATTTTACAGCAGTTTCGCCTTCTTCGCCACATTCAGCACATTGTGTATATTTACCACGAGCGTTCTTGTCCTTCAACTTTGGATCATATTCAAGACCACAAGTTTCACAACATAGAAACATATAAATACCTCGTCGGATCTGTGGGGGATCGGGGTATCGTAGCACACTAAACGAAGAAACGCAAGCGGAAGTAAATGCGGGTTACTTCTTTTTTATATTCTTTGATCTTGGAAGGTACTTATAATCTTGTTTTAATATCTTGTTATTGAGTTCCCATTTGCTTATTTTTGTTTCTTTGCCTTCCCAAAGAACTTTTATATGCCTTATTAATATTCCAACAACAAGACCACTTTTTATCTCTTTTGTATCAACTAATAAATCGCCTATATTGAATATTATTTTTTTAAATACTTGTTTCATTTTCTACCTGTTTCCCAAATCATTTGGTATTCAAAATTCTCTATCACTTTATCTTTAAGTAGATAAACACGAACATCATATCTGCCTGCTCTTACTGAATCAATACTAAAACCTGGAATATCTATTTCTACATCTGTATATCTTGGATCAGTTCCTTTATGTATTGTTCGTTCATTAGAACATAAACCAAGTGATTTATCACTATATCCACAAACATCTGGATATTTTGATTTTGTTTCAATATCAATAATGATAAGTGAATCAGTTTGTAATGAAATCCAAGCATTATTTACAAGAATTTCTCTTTCTTCTATCTTGATCATTCTTTCCTCATTGTTGATTACACATACAAATTTTATGTCCGCAACCATTACAACCCTGCGATTCCTGTTGTTCTAATGTGTTTAATTTTTGTTCCCAATCAATATATTCCATTATTTCTTTAATAAATTCTTCTTTATTGCCCACTATCGTTTTCAACTTAAATGTTAAACTCTTTTGTCCATAAGAGTCAAAAACTTTTATCATATATCTATTAGCACTCACTTGTTCCTCATAATGTTAAAATTCGTGGTCCCCAGTTTGTGATACTATCAAAGTGTTTAGCACTCGTCAAGATAATACTTTCATAGTGGGAATAGAATATAATATGATCTTCTTTTTCTTCCATCACCCAACTTTGATCTAATAGTTCTCGGAATAGTTTTGCTACTTCTTTATAGTTTTGAAATTTAAAACCTATAACGGCATCACCATCTCCACCTTCTTCTATAATAAGAGAATAAATCCAATCAAATAGTTTATGGTTTGTATTAAATGTTGTATTCCAAGGGGCAATATCAGTCATTTTGGGATATTCGCTTTCACAATATAGTTTTCACAATCTTCTTTTGATGTTGAAGCAAACTCTGGTGTATATGTTGGAACCTTTTTAAATTCATCATATACAAGTTCCATAAGTTGTTTTAAGTTGCTATATTTATCTGGGTTCTTATAAAATGTATCAAATGCTGTATTTACAGCAACTTTAACATCTTGAACATAACAAAGTGGTTTTAGTGGAATATCAGTCATTTATTCATCCATTCTTCAAGATCAACAATATCATACCAATCGCGTTCTTGTCCATTCACAAATAGTTTTTTTCGTGTTTCTTTTGTTTGACCTTTTCTTGGACCCCTTAAAAAGTATTCGTCTATCTCTTCAAATTGGATTAGTTCTTCGGCTTCTTTATAAGAAGAATAACAACCAATCCAATCTTCTGTTCCTCTCCCTGGATAATAACCATAACCGGCAATCAATAAAAACTTTTTCATTATGTTTTCTCCAAAAGTTCAATTCTATTTTTAAGATTTTTTATTACTTTCTTTGTAAAACTTATTTCATTTACCATTTTTTCTAATTTTGTTTCTTGTTGTGCTAATGCTTTTATTGAATCTTCTAAACAAATATTTAATTGAGTTTCAGACCACTTTTCTAACTCTTTGGCTGTTATTTTTTCTGTTAGAAACTTATTATGAAGTTCTTGTATAAATTCATCGCTAAAAGAAGGCATAGTTATTCTTTATCTCCAAACTTTTTCTTTAATCTTTCGTATTCTTTCTTATCTTTTTCTTCTTTGTGTTGTTTTAGTTTATTTTTAAACCTTTTTGTTTTTTCTAACTCTTTCATTCTTTTTTGGTATTCTTTATCTGTTTCTTCTCTATAACCTTTTATATGCCATTCTGCTGTTAGGTAGTCATCATCACTATACCAATCAACTATTAAATCGGTCCATTCACCTTTTGTTTCTGCTTCTTTTGCGGATTGAAGAGAAGAAATAAGATTATCAATACCATCATCAGGATGGATAGTTCTGAATATATCATATACACGAATTTTATTGCTCATTCTTTATCCTCAATAATCATATACTTTACTGATATTAATAAACCATAAATCAAGTTCAGTTATTTCAAGAGCATCATAATAAAACCTATTAAAACCAAGATGTTCCTTTCTTCGGAATTGTTTTGGAACATAGGTAATACAATAGTTCCAGTTATTGTGTGTAATACCGAAATATTGTTGTTTTATAGAACCAATAAGCTTCATTCTTTATCCTCAATCATAATCCGGATAAGTCCAGATAAGCCAATAATCGCTATAATTTGTTACTCCCGACCAAGTGTTCTTTTTATGAGGGGGAATAAGAACAAATCTTGCACATTCAATCTTATTAGTCCATTCGGCAAATTCTTCAAGAGTATCAAATTCAAAAATTTCATCTTCTGGAATATTACCATAACCATTATTAGCAAAAGTAAATTTCATTCTTTATCCTTTTTCAACGGGCAAGTATTACATACACAGAACATCCCATCAGGTTTTTTCATCATACTGAATACATAAACCATATTGGTGACATTCTTTCATTTTCTTATCAAATTCAGTTTCCACTCTATCTCTAATGGTATTTAAATCTACCGGCGTATGTTCCAATGTAGCATTAAAAAGATAAGACGGATATAGATCTGAATATTTAAAGTTTGTTCCACACTCTTCGTTGATTATTTCTACAAATTTACCGAATGAAATATCACCAGTCAAGTATTTTTGTAGAGGACCATTAATAAAAGATTTAATAAGTTCTTCTTTGTTCTTCATTCTCCACCATATTCCTTTGAAAGTTTATACTTATCTCCACTTTTCTCTATGATACCAAGTTGTTGAAGAAACTTCAACCTTTCTTCAAGAGATAGTTTTTTAAATGTTTCTAAACCTTTTAGGTTTTTTTGGTATAGTTCTTCTTTATTCACATTTCACCAAAAAAGAATATAGGTGTAGATTTTTCACCACACCTATATCCTATATCAATTTTGAATCAACCCAGAAAGCAAAATGCTATCAGGGTGAAGGTGAAGAACTCTCCGATGCCACACGATTGTTTTGATCGTTCTGTTCAACGGAAGATACATTCTCCGATGACGAGTTCGTAGGGGAAGCGACAATACCATAGATTTCATTGAAATCACTCCGCTTGAAAACACGAGAAGGACGACCGGGCTTTCCTGACTTCACCATAGCAATAGCTTCAATGTTCTTTTCATTAAACTTTTTCTGGATTGTTAGTCGTGTATGACCTGAAATCTTTTCAGCTTCATCAAGAGTGATCATTGTTTCATTCATATCACTCATTACGATTGTTGGAATCTTACTCATATTATTTCTCCTTTGTTTTAGCAATCACAACTCTGGCAGATCAATTTTAGCATGATCCTTGCTGGCTGTCAAACTAACCGTCAGCGATCTTATCAAGTGTATGCGGGAAGTGTTGGCCTTCTTTTTCCAATCTTTGCCAAAGAACAACAACATGATTATTTAGAACTTGAATCACAACACCAACATCATCCATATATGGAATATCTTTTGCTGGTGCTCTAATACCAACTTTCCTCAAATCATCATACGGCTTCAATCTTACAAGACAACCAACATGAAAATGTGTCTTCACCATACGGTATTCCTTGGAACAGAGATAAGGAAAGTGGAGCGTTGTTTAGACGCTCCACAATCCATTACACGATTACTTACGCTGCTTCACTTCAACAGCGATAACCCGTTCATTGGTCTTGAAGTACGGGTTTCGTGCATTATCTTCGTCAGTCATCCACATACGCTGACACTTTGACGGAATAGGCTTGGGAGCACACATATCGGTCAAGATAATATGACCGTCAAAGTTCCGCTCATTCACAAATTTGGTGGGAGTATCAAAGTTCGTACCACCACAAAGAACACGCTCTGCCTTCTTCTTTTGACCCTTCTTCCAAACATAAACCTTATCTTCGGCAACACCATCATCAAATGGAATAACCGTGAACTCTGCAAGTTCAGCCAGATTATCAAGTTCAGCAAAGAACGTGATAAGCATATTATCACTCACAGAACCCGACTGGTCAATACTGATCGCAATCTTTGCAGTACGATTCGTCTTGCGACCCGCATGAATATACGGGAAACGACGATTGATCTTGCGAACACTATTCTGCTTATCTGCCTTCTGGCTGGTTTTGATAAAATACCGCAAGACCTTCTTCCAGTCAACCTTGGATTGAAGACGCTTGATAATATCCTTACGCATGGACTGTGAGATCGTACCCCACGAACCAGAACGATTAGCCTCGTTTGCAGCTTCATTCATAGCTTGACGCAAACGCTCCTTTGCGAGTTCACGCACTTCTTGTGGAATGGGATTCTTTCCATCTTCACCCCATCCTTCATGGTCGTCAAAGCCACTACCATTACCTTCACCATCTTGTGGCTGTCCGCTTCCACCACCACCTTCACCATTACCTTGGCCTTCACCTTGACCATTACCTTGACCTTGTTCCTCTTGCTTTTCCTTGATCTTGTCAAAGTAAAAGTCAGCGGATTCACCGCGAACAAAATCAGGATATGGTGCCTTGCCGGGAAGCAAACACATATCCCAAAGATTCTTAATAGAATCCTTACATTCCTTTGGAAAAATCTCGCTGTTGATCGCAAGATCAGTAGCATGATTCCACATACGCATTTGCGACTTATCAGGCATACGTCCCGTGACGTGTTCCAGAATAAGATGCATGAACTCGTGCTTCAACACGATCATAACTTCTTCATCACTCAACTTCTCAAAGAAGTCAGGATTGTAAAGCATCTCAAAGGTTCCCGAATCCGGGTTAATACAAACACCGGCAGTCGGAATCCTATTGGTGGGATACTTTTCAATATGACGAGAAAGAGCCGCATAAAACGGTTCTTCCTTGAGATAACGAGCAAGATGACGATTCAGATCATAGTTAGACGACATTGTCTTTATCCTATTGTTGCGGGTTTCTATCTGTGATCTACTGCCAGCCCCTATCATAACACGGCACGGGAAAAAAGGCAAGCAGATTGTTCGGTTGTTATATAGTTATTCTTCGTCCGCTTCTGGATCTACTGGATGACCATACTGTTGAAGCACATTTTCAGCAATAGCCATAATAATATCTAATGCTTCTGCTGAAGAATATGTTTCATCCTGTGCAACTTTAAAAATTTCCTGCAATGTTTCTACAACATCATCTTCCATATTATTCCTCCAATAGTTTGGGTTTATTGAAATTAGTATCAAAAAAAACAGTTTTATTTATTCTTTGTAATAAAACTACTACTTGCATATTGCCGTAATAATCTACTATTTCTTCAATAACAAATCCTAATTCTTTTTTACCGTCATACTTTATTTCAACTAGTTTATGCAGATATTTAGATTTCTTCATAGTGGTAGACCAGGTGGGAGTTGCACCCACGACATTCCGCTTATAAGACGGACTCTCTAACTAACTGAGATACTGGTCCATATTATAGTTTGTGATAGTTGAAATAAAACTTTTCAAGATCAGTTGTGTAAATACATTTCATTTTCTGTGAATAGCATTGTACCAACTTTACATCTTTAAGAACATTTACATTTTGCGGAGATACAAGACCCATTACAATAACAACATCATCTTTTTCCATTCTAATCAATTCAAAATTATTAGACGGCTTCAAGATATTATATTCATTATGACGAATCCAGAAAGAGCCGGGACAAACACTATTCTGGAAAGTGCTTTTCATTCTATTCTTGCGTCCCATATATCACCTATTTTGCTACTGGATATACAATAACTTCTTTGTTTCTTACCCAATCATTTAGCAAAGAAAAGCCGACTTTATTATCTTTTGTCTGATCGTAATTATCATAATATTCCCAATGAAAAAGATAATATCCTCCACCATACCAATCATTGTTATTGATTCTATCAATTATAACACCATTGTATACCAGAAACATTGGATTGTTGACTATCACTAAATCGCCAACATCATATTTCATACAGAAATAACTTTCCACTTTCCGAACTTGATAAGTTGCTTGATTGTGGATGGATCAGCACCCCACTCTTTATGATCTCCAACATTCCAAAGCATAATATAGTGATACAGCTTATCGTCCGGGACACGAAGAACAACACCGGTACCACCAGTATCACTTTGGATCAAATCACCAACTTTGATATTGAGATTATTGTTTTCAGTCATATTTAACCCAATATTAGAAGTCAAAATCAAGAGAGCGATTCAAACGAATATTAAACGGAGTTTCCCAAGTTCCCTTTGATGTATAATCATTATCATCTTCACCAAGAACGTGATATGAATAATCATCTTGATTAAGATCTTCAAGTTCTTCAATAAATTCATTTACTGCCTTGACTTCCGGATAATCATCATACCACTTTACATCGTGAAACTCAACAAGTTTCCAGCCATTACATTCATGAATCTTGGAACCATCAATAAAGTTAGCAGCAACACGATCTTCCATTGTCTTGATAAGTTCAGAGAACCTTTCATCTTTGAGAGCAAGAAGAACATCACTACGATAACCCATATTATCTCCGGTAGTTAGTGTTAAAGAAATGGTGGATATATCTAACGCTTTCCACCGAAACGTCTTACCAGATATGGTATAATGATATAACGCCAAAGACACTTGACGGGAGAACACAATAATGTAGCCTACTATGCTAGTTGACTCCTATTCACATAGTAAGTATCATAAACACAGTCATGTCATAATCATGCTCATGTTTATACTGGTGCCGAGAGTGGGACTTGAACCCACAAGATATTGCTATCAGAAGTTTTTGAGACTTCCGTGTATACCATTCCACCATCTCGGCATAACCCTATCTGTATAAGATAGGGTATTTTTTAGGCAAGAGTCAATAGGCAATTCTTAAAAATCTTTACAACACGAATATCAGTAAAATCAACTACATCTCCACCCTCAAGAGCCACAATATTATCATCGGTTGTGAAAATCCAAGCAGCACCTTCATCACAAATAATAACATCACCTGGCTCTGGTTCAGGAACTTATTGATTTGATTAATTTTAGTAAGCAGATCGTTATCTGCAATACTAACTCGGAATTGAATTTCTTTGAATGACTTATTTTTTTGTTTATTGATAATATAATACTCCTTTGTTAATAATATACCGACGCCAATTCTGGCCTGACATTCTCAATAACAATCTCATCTTCTGGAACACTTACACTAATAACTCGTTCATGCTGAACGGTATCAGTATCACCGTGAACAAAAGAAGCGAGAAGAATAAAAAACTTACTAAACATATCTCTTTCTCCTTTATAATACAATGGTGGATCGGGTGGGGGTCGAACCCACGACCAATAGATTAAAAGTCTACTGCTCTACCAACTGAGCTACCAATCCAAAAAAGAATCCGTTTTTATCACAGAACGGATAAACTGTTTAGTGTTTTGCGGTTCAGAGTTTACACTAACAACTCCATTATCTCACTTCGGCTTCTTACCAGTCAGCAGTTCCGAAAGAAACTTGGAAGGCGAAGTTCCATCAACATTGATCTGGTGAAGAGCAGTAGTATTTTCCACCATACCCTTACCAAGAACATGCCACATCTTCATAGCAGCTTCGGAAGGCAAGCTGATGAAATACCGTGCAAGATTCTCCAACTGATCCTTGGGCATCTTCTTTGCAAGGAAACCCTTGGCCTCAATCTTATCAATAAGAGCACAATGCTCAATGATACCAAACTTCTTCACCTTATCAAACTTACCATTGACGATAACGTCTTCGGGCGTAACCTGACGATCATACTTCTCCACGAAGTCGTGAAGGGCAATCGCAGCCTCATAACCAACAAAACCAACTGCGATATTGCGAATATCCTTCATGTTGTTTTCGCTGAACATATCAGCAGAAGTCAACACATCATTACAACGCTTCCACGAACGACGAGAAGGATACACCTTATTGGGTTCAAAGTCACCCTTATGCTCAAGGTGTTCACGATTCAGATTGATGAAATCGTAAACAAACTGATTAGTATTGTTCTTCGCCCAAGTGAGCCAATCTTCCACAGTAGGCGCAAGATCAAAGGTAGTCCACCGATCAAGTTCGGCGGGGTCCATCTCACCAACCTGATATTGTGCTCCGCTTTCGCCACCGTTGACAGCGGCAACAATAAGCGTATCGGGATGGAGAGTATGACCGTTCAGCTTACGAGAATCAGTAAGTTCAAAGATACCTTGACGAACTTCAATAACTGCACGATCAACTTCATCAAGGAAGAGGAGAACGGCATTATTACACGCCATCTTGAACCAGTCCGGGGGATTCCACTTGGTAGAATCACCGGAGATCACGGGCAACCCAACAAGATCACCCTCGGTCATCTGTGATGCACGGCGTTCAACAACCGGAAGATTCCTTTCCGCTGCAATCTGATACACAACTTGCGACTTGCCAATACCGTGACGACCACGGAGAAGAAGCGGCAACTTATTATCCAGAATCGGCTTAGCGATACGGAAGAAAGTATTGAAATCGAGCTGCATTGTTTTCTCTCTCTAGTTTATCGTTATCTGACTTAGATCATCGTGCGGGATTGCCCGGTGATCTTTCCGACCCGTTGCATCATAGCATGGATCGCGTTCGCTGTCAACACACACTAACTTGCTTACAGTATAAAATACAGTAAGTGGAGCCAACGACAGGATTTGAACCTGTATCTCGCACATTACAAAAGTGGAGTTTTACCGTTAAACTACATTGGCGTGATTGGTGTTTTTATTAAGTAGAACACCAAAACTACAATACCATTACTTTTTCAAATGCTCAACAGCATAGTTAATATCTAAATGATTACCATATTCCGCACAAATACGCTGAACAACTTCTTTATCTTTCACCCATGCTTCTTCATCATCCAGATCATAGTGACCGGGAGACACAACCTTGAAACCAACGGTATTACGATACCACCGTTCGGTGGGTGCTTCTTTGCCAAGAATAAACCAATTCGGAACATGCAAATAGTTTTCTGCAAGACGCTTGCCACCATAATCATAAACATCCAAGAACTGGATTTTTACAACTTGAGAACCACTCTCTTTGTTTGGACTTCTGACGTCTTCAAAACTAATATCAATAACAAGAGCCATCTTGTCCTTTAGATCATAATGATAAAACCCATGATTATCATAACCAGAAGTATTATCAACACTAACAAGAGCACCGGGAGCAATACCCTTGTCCTTCACAATATTCCTATAGAACTTACGACGATAATCTTGATTGATATCAGCAACCACAATCATATCACTCATGATATGAGAACAGGTCTTACGATTATGACCTTCGGTGTTGCAATATGAACACTTGCGGTGTTTCCCTCTTTCCAGTCGTGCCTTTTCATTTTGAGCGGAATAACTGTTTGGATTATTCTTGATGTATTCTTTGAGTTTGGGACAACCATTACGGTTATGACCAGATGCTCCACAATAACGACAATGAATTGAACGACGATACATATCGTATCCACCTTTCTACTATATTGTTTCTGCTTGTGATCTTGTGTGGGTTTCCAGCATTGTATCACGAACGGTGGAAAACCGCAAGCACAAAGATCGGTTATTGTATTATTACTTAATAAGAAGAATACCAGCGGTATGATTCATGTTCTTCTGCGCTCAAATGAGTTCTTTCATAGATAGATTTTTGTTCCAAGGAATATACAAAATTATCAACACAAAGTTCTATTGTTATTCCTTTACCTTGGATTTTGCCAGCAGCAGAAATAGGTTTGCCTTCCACGAAACTCTTATTCTCCAATACAAATTGGCCGTTAACATAATCTAATACAACTCCATCTCCGGTTGATTTGATAAAGTCTTCAATCTTTTTATGGAACATTCTTTTTTACCCTTAACTTTTTTAGTCTATTATGTTTGATAATTGATTTGCCACTTTTTGGAACAAACCTTTGCCAATGAACATTGATAAGCCAACAACTATTACCTTTTTTTACTTCTAAAACAACACCAATATCGTCTTTTTCATATTTATAAAAACGAACAAGCTGTAATGCTTTTGCTCTCATTTGCACGAAATCACCAACTTGGAATGGTGGTATTTCTTCTGAACTTTTATTTGTCTCACTCATTAATTTTATAGCCAATTTCCTCAAAACACTTTTCGTGATTTAGATCTCCACGATATGAACCGGGAAGTTCACACCAATCAACGATATTTCCCTTTTCATCAGCAGCAAACATATAAGTTTCTGGACCCATGAATGGAACTTGACTTACTGATGTAATAACATATTTATGACCTTCAATCCTTGGTAATACTTCCCAAAGAAACTGATGATCATTAATACACTTAATTTTATTAGCAACTTTATTCGTCATTGTTTACCTTGCCCCGCTTTCTATTTTTTGACAACCACTTACGATCTTTGTGTTTTCCTGCTCCGTTTTTCTTCCAAGCATGAACAGCAAAAACATTACGAGATTTAATTTTGTTATTCATTACTTGCTCTCCACGATATTATAATTATCCAGCTTTGTCCAATTTATATCAGTTGTTTCAAAGTTATTCATATTGTGATGCATCAACTTCTTGATACAAAACTCAAGAGGAATCTCTTGTGTAACCTTTCCATTATTTGGATCAGTTGTTACAAGAGTTGCCCTTGAAATAGGAACAAGAGAACCATTATAAAGACGAACAAAAATAATATCTGGATTATAATTCTTCATAACTACTCCGCAGTTTCGGGAATACGATAAGAAACATTAATACCATCAAGCAACTTTTCACGCTTTGCCATACGGAAAAAGTTTCCCCATCCAAGACTCTGCATTACAAGCCCACCATCACTCTCCTTCATAGTATAAAGTGTCCAGTTACAAGGAAGTGACCGCATACGACCAATAACCTTCCAATGTTCCCATCGGTTCTTACTATTTGGCAGATTGTGGTGAATAAATTTGGTTACACGAGAACTCCAAGAAAGAAACTGGAAGTCAAGTTCACTTGAAACAAGAAGTGAATAGATGCCAGTCACATCACCAGCACAAATAGTGTTAGGCTGCTTCTGTTTCTGCCAACTTTCATATCGTTCAGTACGAACAACAGGCTTTACAAGATCCTCTTTCATCTTTAGATGAAAAAAGTTGAACAGAGACTTTTCATCATTAAAGAAAATGATCTTGTTAGAACCCCTAACATCAATACAAAGGCTAGAAGGCTTCAAAGCATACTTCATATAGTATCTCCTTTATTTATTATCAGCAAAATAGCGATCAAAAAAGATGAAAATCAACATACAAATTGTTGGAGAATTCAACAAGCAAAGTAGAATAAGAATGTTAAACATATTTTCCTCCATCAACGAAGAAACTTCATATGGCGTTCTTCAACCTCAATAGGCTTCATTTTACCATAGGGAAGAATTGAATAACGCTTTCCACCAGCAGAATGAGAACGTGGAAGAATACCAGCATTATCAATAACAATAGCCGAGGTCCAAAGTCCGATAGGAGACTTATCAAGAGAAGAAGGAGCAACAGAATCACCAATCTTGAACTTTGGTGCGACCTTTGCGTTCACAACATAACCTTGGGCGTATTTATTATTCATAAACTTATTCCATTGTTCCTCGCTTGGAACAAACTTATCATCAGACAAAATGCTTTCAACAAGCTTTTGATGATATGGTGAACTGGTTGCGCGATAAACACCAGCAACAATCTTCATATTGTCGCGCATTTCATCTGTGAACTTATTAGCAAATTCAGTATGCTTTGCGACAGCAGCATCACTAAACTTATCTTCAATCCTCTTGAAAGAATTATACTGTCCCGCAGTAATACGATTGCGGACAGTAGCATATTCATTAATGCTGGTGAGAAAGTTCTTTTCCCAATCATTAAGTCCCGGCTTCGTGATGAGATCACGAATACGCTGCACAATACCGGGATTCGTCAGTTCTGCTTCATTGACTTCGGGGGTGACTTGCTCCACTTGAACGGTATAGCGCGAAGGACGAACCGGAAAACGGCGATAATAAGACATAATGATCTCCGCTGGGCTTGTGTAGGTCTGCCGATTGTATCAGAAACCGGCGAGGGCGTCAACCATCGTCGCAAAAGCGGTATATCTTATGTTTTAACTTACAGATGTCTTCTTTAAGCATTTCGATAAAGACATAAAAACTTGGAGCATATATAATTAATAAAAATATATATGCTCCGTAGTTTTTCATGGTTTTTTAGTTTCTTTAAATAAACTGCTAAATATTCCTGTTTCTGTTGATGTTTCTGTTCCTGTTTTTGGTTTTGGTTTTATTACTGTACCGTCAGTAGCAAGTTTTCCTCCGGATATTCCAGAAACTGCTCTTGTAGGTTCATCTCCGGATATAAATCTGGTTGGTAATTCTGCTACTGGATCTCTTGGTATCTGAAGTTTTATTTTGTCTAATTCTTTTTTTATATTTGAAGTCTTTAACATTATATCATGTAGTCTATTAAATTCTTCTGGTGATATTTTAGAAACTTCTATAGCAATATGTGAATTATTAATTATATCTACCGCAATTTGTTGTAATTGTTCTATAGTAGATTCTTGTTCTAAATTATCTAAATAATTACGAATTTTTAATAATGAATTTTTTGTTGCTTCTGAAAAATTTTTAACATTAAAACCTTCTCTTGGTATTAATATGCTTAATTCTCCTAATAAACGACTAAGTTCTCCAGCTATAGCTGGTTGTTTTTGTATATTAGCTGGACGGCCACCTACTGTACCGCCCCCCTTAGGTCCTTCTTTTAATAAATTTCTCTGTTTTGTTCTTTGAACTTCTTCATTAATAAGCTTCTTTAATTCGTTTAAATCCATTTCTATTCCTCGCTTTATCTATTTAGAACCTTTTACAACCTTTTGAACTAAAATTAATTCACTCGCATACATCCAAATTGAAGCATTGTTTCCAACGATATTCTTTCCAGTCCATAAAACTAATATTTGTGGTTTTGAAGGAAAAAAATCATCGTTTCTTGCTGGAATTAATTCTCTTAATGTTCCGATCTTTTTTCGTAAATATTCTATATCATACACATCATCAAAGCTTATTTTAACATCCATAACTAATCCACAACCAACTTCAAAATCGTAATCTTCAACAAGACGAACAAGATCGCCTATATCAAATTCGCACAGCTGTTTGTTGATATAGTCAACCATATATTAAATAGGTTAACAATCACCACCAATCCAATAGTTTAGTGTATCAATCATTTGTTGTGTGTGATAAGATAAATAATCTAAAAATCCTCCACATCTTTGTGTTAAGTCCACCCACAATTGTTGATCTGAAATATCGTAATTAATAAAAGCGCCTATGATATAATTATTTTCTTCGCATTGTTGAACTACATTTTCAATACCTTGTTGGATATCAAGAAACATATCTTCCTGCATCAACTCATCACTAAATATCAATATTTTTTTATTATTTGACGACCAACTAACATAACCAATTGAATTTGGATCATTTGAGTTGTATGTAGCATCTAATTGTAATTCTACACCACCAGAAAATTGAAAGTTGTTTGCTGCTCTTATGGCGGCACATGCTGTTCCAGAATCAGTAAAATCAGATAATACTTTCATTTGATTGAATTCTGTTCCGTCAGCATATCCGATACCTATAACAGCAAATCTGCTATTTTGTAATACACCTTGTGAACTCCAAGAACAAAGAGCATCGGCAACACTTTCAACAATAAAAGACATAGAACCAGAATAATCAATAATGAGAGCAAAATCTTTTTGTAATGAATCTGATTCTACTTCATCGGTAATTCCATCACAATCATCGTCATTATCATTACCACATACTTCTGGAATAGGTGTTCTCATATTTCTTATGCTGATAACACCATCAACACATTCTTTGTATCCTGCTCTACATTCACCAACATTTATTGTATCTGGATCTCCGGTATAAACATATCTTTCACCATCGGTAAAGATTGGATCTTCATAGGTATCTTCGTCAACACTCATATCACAATCGTTATCTTTTCCATCACAAACTTCTTTTCCATAAGTATCCGGATAAAGACATACCCATTCTCCACTTATACATTTTTGATCGGCATATCTACACACGCCAAATGAGATACAATTATTTTGATTAGAATAATATGGTCTCAATAATTCATAGCCAGAAAAATCATCATCAATCAAGCCATTACAATTATCATCTAAACTATTACAATCTTCTTCGTCTGGTTTTACTTCGCCCCAACAAACAAGATTTCCACTTTCATCTCTATTTGTTAGGCCAGTGGAACATTCACCAATGTTTAATTTTCTGTATTCTGAACTATTAAAACTCAATAATACAATTTTGCCTTCTGAATCAACATAACAAGGATTACCTAATGTTTCAACCAAAATTTCTTGATCGCAATTGCAAGAACCAAAAATGGTAAATAATAATAGAAGAAAGCTATTTCTTTTCATCTCCCACTCCTGTTATATAATTTTTAACTTCTTCTGTTTGTTTGTTTAACCACTCTTTAATAATCTTATCAGCAGCTTCAGTATATGTTAAGCCGCCATCACAATAAGTGCAGAAGGATTTCTTGCCGAGACAAATCATACATGTAGATTTAACGTATAATTTGCCGTCATTCATTTTTAGAATCTCTCTGGTTTGGAGACATATTCTATTTTTACTATCCCCTGTGTTTTTAATAGCTCTTGTCTTATTCTTAATAGAGCATTAACTACATCGACTTTTATATCTGGATCGGGTGATTTAAACGGATCAACATCAAATTTCATCTCAAGTATATTATAATCTAATAGCTTGGTGTTTTTATGTTGTTTTATGTTGATAATCGTAACGCCCGTTTTGGCGCGTATATCAGATAATATATCTTCTTTCTTTCTTTTCAAATTACGATCAATAACCATAAGAACATTAATCTTCATTTGACTTGGATCAGCCAACTCGTTTAATGTAGTAGAATATTTTTTAAAACTTTCCAATAACTCTTTCATACAAGTAAATAGCCTTTCATAAGTGAAATATAAAAAAAAAGGCGTGTACCAGACACGCCTTAGTGTAATTTGTGCCCCGGAGCAAAAACTATACACTATATATAATTATTATCCAATAAATATACTTATTACCTTATCTCTATTGTCTCTCGGCAACAAAGTGATGGTTAAAATACCATTTTTACAATCTGCCTTAATTTTCTTTGTATCAATACTATCAGTCAATTTCCATTGACGAGTAAACTTTTTATTTTCTAAATCAGATGATAATTTTAAAATATTATCTGTAATTTCAAGCTTTAAATCTTCCTTTGAATATCCTGGAATAACAACCTCAATTTTGGTTGAACCATCTTTTTCTGTTTTTATAGAATCATAGATAAAAGTATCGTCGGAAATCTGTGTCTGATATGGAAAAGAAAAAGCATCATCTAACATTTTATTTAATATTTTTGTTGTGTATAACATAATAAACTCCTATATTTTGTCTCCCTCTCCCCAAAAGAGAGGGTTTTGCCGATCATCGGTGATTAGTTGGACTATCACACGATCATCTTTATACACAACATCATATTCACCAGTTATTTTAGAGACAAGGGGTTGAAGATTACCATATTTAGGTTTTTGTGGTTTTTTTGTTTTACGAGCAGGTTCAGGCATATAATTTAAGTGTTCTAAACAACCATCAATTAATGCTTTACTCGTCATGCCTTCATCAAGTAGTTTTTTGTGGTCTACCTTTAGATAGGCGCAAACAACCCATTTTGTCGTTCCGAAACCTTCAATATTGTATACACTACTGCTATACAATCCATCTCGGGTTTCTTCGTCCGTAGCATATTTAGATTTTTTAATTGGGATAAAAGAACAGTCAATCATATTGTTTTGTTTTCTTTCAAATAGTTTTCTAAATCATCAGAACCGCCTATTAATTTAATAGCATTTTGTTCGTGCTCTAAAATAATAGGAACTGTTTTGTGTCCTGTTTGCTGTTTAATTTCTTGTAAAAATTCCAAGTTCTTATCAACAACAACAACTATAAAAGGCAGTTTACTTTGTTCGAAAAGAGAAATTGCTTTTTTACAGAAAGGACAATCTGTCTTAACATAAACAGTATATTTTTTACTCATTTCAATCTTTCAATACTGTTTTTCTTTTTTGTGTTCCAGATAATAGTTTTTCTACTTCTAGTGGACTTCCAACCACAACAAACGAACCTTTTGTTGTTTCTATTCTAGCCAATTTCATATTGGATTCATTTGAAAATTCTTCATTAATAGAAATAATGTGTTCTGGATTTACAAACAAATCTCTATAAATAAAACTGGAATTTACTACATTTCGACCCGAACTATCTTTCATAGTCGAGCCAACTTTTTGTGCTTCTGTTAATTTAATCATATTTACCTTTCTGTAAGTTCAATAACTTCGTTTTCTTCAATATATCTCTCGCCAACATTGTCGACATAAGCTTTGATATAAGATTTGCTGTTTATTGTTTTTCTTTCTAAGAATATTCCTCTACATGGTTTATTCAATATAATTCCAACTGGGATTCCATATTGTGGAACTTCATTAGCAACCAATATTCCTTCTCGCAACCATATTGGATCACCCGGAAGAGATATTATCATTTTTTTGATCTTCTTTCTGCTCTATTTTACCATCAAATATATCATTTAAACCATTCACAACTGAAGCAACATCTCCAACTCTCATATCAATTTTAGAAAGCAGAACACGAACAGTATCCATTTCAGTCAATAGTCTTTTTAGTTCTTTTCTATGAGATTCATCGATCAAATCAAGACCGTAAAGATCCCTTTTAATTTGCGATACTTTTACTTGTAGTAATGAAATATTTGATATCGCATCATCAAGCGTGATAGCAGAAATTTTACTTACATCTTCTAGATCAGAAGAGATTTGTAGTTTTACTTTTTGGCTCATAACACTCCTGTTGTTAAACTAACACAACCACATTCACTTGTCAATGATCGCGAAGTTAGTTGTTATAAGTGTAGTTGCTACACTCGCAGCATTTTGTAATGCTATTCTGGATACTTTGGCTGGATCAATAACACCGTTTTCAAGAAGATTACAATACTTTCTTGTAGCAATATTATATCCATCACCCTTCTTTTTAACTCGTTCAATAATAACATCTGCCGATTCGTCAGCGTTCTTTAACATTTGACGGAGTGGTGCTTCAACAACTTGGGACATAATATTTAAAGCATTCTTTTGCTGTTCGTTTTCTAAACCAATCTCGCTTGGTTTTAGTTTACTGAATGCTTTAATTAATATAACTCCTCCACCGTCAACTATACCTTCGTCTTGTGCTGACCGAACAGCTTCAAGAGCATCTTCAATACGGTGTTTTGTTTCAATCATTTCTACTTCTGTTGTTCCGCCAACATGAATTGTGGCAACACCACTAGAAAGACGAGTAATTCTTTCTTGTATCTTTTCACACTCACCCATATCTTCTGTTATTTTAAATTCTTCACGAAGAGAATCAATACGTTCTGAAATAACCTTTCCATCACCTTCACCGCCAACAATTGTTGTCCACAATTTATTTGATTCAATTGTTTTAGCACTACCAAGATCAGCAAGTTTTACATCTGTTAAGCTCTTTCCAGTTTGTGCTGAAATAAAAGTTGCACCAACAGCAATAGCCATATCCTGGAGAGTGTTAAATCTATCTTTACCATATGATGGTGCTTTGATAGAAGCAACCTTCATGCTACCACGCATGGCATTTACAATAAGTGCTGCTAATGCTTCACCGAAAATATCATCAGCAACAACAATCAGTGGACGCTTTGCTCGGGCAGCAAGTTCAAGTGTAGGCATCAACTGGTTTATATCTTCTACACGTTCATCAGTAATAAGAAACATCGGACGTTCATGTTTCATTACACCAAGACGTTCATTTGTAATAAATTGTCCAGCAGCAATACCACCCTTGAAACGGAATCCTTCTACAATTTCAAGTGTTGTTTGTAATGATTTACCTTCTTTAATTGTAACTGCGCCGTCTTTGCCGGTTAGATCAACCGCTTCTGCGATCAACTTACCAATCGTTTTATCACCATTAGCGGAGATGGTAGCAACATTTTCTACATCTTCCAGCTTCATTACAGGTTTGGACAGCGACTTAATCTTATCTGTTAAGGCTGATACAACTTTATCTATACCGCGCTTTAATTCAATTGGAGAAACACCAGCAGCAAGATACTTTTGGCTTTCAACAAGAATAGAACGAGCCAATACAGTTGATGTGGTTGTTCCATCACCAGCAGTATTGGCTGTTTCTTCTGCTGCTTGCTTCATAATCTGAACAGCAACATTTGCAACTGGATCCTCTGATATATTAACAGCGCGGGCAACCGAAACTCCATCCTTGGTTGCGAACGGACGACGATCTTTTTCATGGATGATTACTGTTCGACCTCGTGGACCCATTGTTGAAGCCACATTATCAGCCAGCAATTCAATTCCTTCTAATAGTTTTTGATTTAATGCTTGTTCTCGACAAAATACTTTACTCATTTAAACCTCGGTTTAAAACATTATATCAACAGATTGTGGGAAGTCAAGGGTTATTTTTCTTCTGGTGGCTTGCTTTGATCTTCTTCTGCTTGGAAGGCAGCAACATTTTCGCTTATAGTTTCGGCATTTTGAATTGCCTTGGTTCCAAAATCGCCCTCTTTTGCTTGTTCTTTTGAAGTCGCAAAGAAATTAACAAGATTTATATTTAATTCTTGAAATGCTTTAAGCGTGTTATTCATGCTTTCTGCTAAACCAGAAGCAATAGATAATTGTTGTTTATTATATTGTTCTGGATTACCAAGATTTAATGGTATTTTATTTGGAATAAGTTGCCAAATGCCTTTAATTGGTATAGAAAATCTTCCTTGTTTTTTTTCATTTTCTTGTTCGTCTGAACTTTCTACTTCTTGTAATTGTTCTTCATTTTTTGTAGAAGGTTGATTTTGTGCGGCAGACAAAGCCGTTTCTAAACTAGTTTCATATTGTTTTGCTTTTTGAAGAATATCTGAAAGTGTTTCTAATTTTTGATTTGGCTCTTTAAGTTTTATCAAATCTTCCAATACGGCTCGACTACCATAAGTTGCTTGTGTTAAATTAGGAACATTTGTACCTCTAAATTCTGGTATTTTTGATAGAATGTTTAAAATATTTTTCAAACTTTCTATAAAACTTCTTTCTTCTACTGGTATGGAAACACCGGAACGACTTTTCTGTAAATAATTTATTTTATTCTCTTGGGTTGTTTTTTGTATAACTTCTGATGATGATTTTAACTGTTGTAGTTGTTGTTCGGCAATATCGGCAGGTATTGTTCTGCGACCCATTTGTATAACATTTTTTATTGGCTCTTTAACTGATGGTGTCTTTTCCGGCGTTAATATTGTTTCATATCCTAATTTGGTTAATTTTTCTTCATTTTCTGTATCAACAACAAGAATACCGCAAGCGCCTTCTTTTACTAGAATTAATCCTGTTGGATATGATTTAATAATTTTCCATTCATTAGCCGGTAAATGCTGTGGAATATTTGATATAAGTAATTCCGCAAATTCTAATGAATTATTTTCTCTATTAGTAGTTGAAACAATATAAGTAATCGGTCTTCCTCTAGTGAGGGCTGCCGTATTTAAATTTTTTGCTGATCCTTTAATTGTAAAATTAGAATCCTTACCTGTAAACATCTTTAAGCTGTAATCCCAAACTTGTCCTTGCGATTCTTTCGTTACGTCCACAATCTGCTGATCTACTGAACCTAAAACCTTTGCTCCGGTTCCGATTAAAGGACGAAGGATATATTCAAACAATTTACCCGGCTGTGCTGTAAAATAAGCAAGTTTTTTTAATAAATTTAAAAATATAAGAGCTGATATAGCTTTTCTTATATCTTTTGTCTCTACTGGATTATCTGCTGCTGTTTGTGTAAATTCATTTATTTTTTGAATTCTTAGTATCCAATTACCTTTTTCTGTTTCAAGATTACGAACTATTCTTGCTATCAGCTTGTTATCTTCGCTTTCCTCTTTCATTTCAGAGTTTGTGATTAATGAAAATATATCTGGAACTTCTATAGTATAACTCTGTGCTTTTTTTGTTGCTTCATCTTCTCCAATCAAAGCTTCTGTAGATACCCGTAAATGTGGTTGTTTTCCAAAACCATGCTCTTTTGACATCTCATTATAAGAACTTCTGCTATTACCATTAGCATGATGCGCAACGCCTATTCCTTGTCTAACATTCTCAGGAATAGCATTTGAAACATTGTTTTCACCAAATTTCGTACCGTATGGACCGGTTTGCTCGTTCAATACATTATCGATCTCTTCCAATAATTCATTCCAACCAAATTTATTTGATTTGGTTTTAAACTTTTCATCTATTAGCGCACCTATATCCAGCGGTTTTTTCATTAATCACACCTCTTAACTCAAATAATTATGTCTGCGAGTCCATATTTGACCGCTTCTTCGGCAGAAAGATAGATATTTACTTTCTTTTCAAACAATTTCTTGATAAAAGTAACACTCATTTTTGTTTCTGCTGCAAGACACTTGATATACTGTTCTTGTGTATGCTGGATTTCAGCGATTTCATTTAGCATTTCATGCTGCGGACCAGCGGTTCCTGCACTTACTTGATGAACCATTACACGACAATGACGACCAATTTTACGCTTTCCTTTGGTTCCACTTGCAAGGAGAAGTGTTCCAGCACTCATAACTTGACCAAGACCAAGAGTTTCAATGTCACAATCCTTGCGAACCATTCGCATTGTATCATAGATACCAAACATATCACTTGCACTTCCACCCGGTGTAGAAATTACAAAATTGATAGGCTGTGATACTTCATCAAATTTTACATCAATACCAGCATCCATATCCTCGTCTGCAATAGCTTTCTCAAGCTTCTTTTTCTGTACTGCTGTAAGTGGACGTGGTACGCTTTTCATTCGTGTATCATGGAGGTGGAGAAGGCTATATACAACAAGTTCTGCCTTCTCTGTATCAAGCTGACCATACAATCCAATCTTACGAGAACCTTTTTGTTCTGGTTCTGAAAGTTGTTTGATTGTATTCATGAAATCATCTTCCGATAGCACATTATCTTTTGATTTCTTTTCTGTTGGCTTTTTACGCATATATTTCCTTTTGTTAATCAAACTTCAATATCGTCTTCATCATCATCAGCAAAATTGTTGTAGGCAACTGTCAGATCGCTTAGTAATTTAGAATGACGATCATCTAAATGTGGTTTTTCTTCTAGCCACTCAATAAATTCAGAAAGAGTTCTGGCAACTCCATTCCATTGAGCTAAGTTTCCAGCCGTAATCTTTTTCATTTTCTCCTCTTAGTTTTTAAGTTTACTGTAATCTTCTCTTGGTAGGAAAGCAGCTTTACTTGCTTTGTGTGTTAGGTAATTAATAGTTGTTACAAATGGTATGTAATAACCTTTACCTTCAATTATTTCAAGATACTCAACAAAGTCGGAACATAAACTATATTCAAGTAGTTCAAAAAATTCATCTTCCGACATTTTGACGCCTTCTTTACCTTCCCACCACCACATCATATTAGCATAGTTTCCTCATTTAATCAAGTGCTCGTTCTATAACTTCTAAATCTATTGGTGATTCTTCTGACACACAAGTTAATTGCCAACAAACAGTTATAGAATTTTCACCCCATCTGTCTGCCCTAACATCTAATACAACTCCCAATCCATGTGGAGTTTTTTCATTCCAATTTGGTTTTACTAAATCTCCTACACAAAATAATTCATTTCTAAACTTTTTGGATTGCATTTGTTACTACCATCTCCAATGTTTTATCTGTCCTCTGGGTTTTTAGGGTTACAAAGGGATAACCATGTTGATAATATATATTAGTAATTAGGTATGCATATTCAATTGCATTTCCTTCTCCATCAGTTAACTTGACTAAATCTCCTTTATTGAGATTGTTTTTTCTATCAATCCTCAAATTGAACTGCGAAAATTTTTCCGTCTGAACCTTTGTGTTTAAATTCATAGTATTTTTTTATCTTTCCGGAATTACATAAATGTATTGTAACCATTTTAGCGTTTGGTCCCACGATAACACCTATCTTTGGTGAAAGCATAGCAGGAATGAATTTCCCGCCATATCCGACAGAGTGAAGAGCAGTGTTCAATCGCTTGATATACTCAAGAAATTTATTTATTTTTTCATCTTGCATGTGCGAGAATTATGTCCTTTCTGGTTACATAACGAACATGTTCGCTGTCCTTTCTCCTCAACAATAGTAGCAACAGGAGTTGTTGTTTTGATTGCTACTGATTTACGATGAAAATCACGGCAAGTTGCCGCATTATGACCTGGCTGTTTGCATTTAGAACAAACACGAACAGAAGGCGCAGCTTGTTCGGCTACGCCTTCTCCTTTTATTTCTTTTTTTGCTCGACCTTCACGATCAAGGACTTTTAGGTTGAAATCCTTGAATTTCTTGATCCATTCTTCCCACTTTTCTGTATCTGGAAATTTCTTTACAAAGAATAGAATCTGGCCGTCATTGTTCCAGCCTTCTCCAGATTCATTCCAATCTTCTAGTGATTTTTCTACAATAGAACGATTTTTGCCATCTACGTTATTTACTTGAATACGGTATATGTGGCCTTCATCATCTGCTGTAAATTTCCATGCTGACGCGGTGATCATCCTACCTCCAATCTCTGCAATCCTACCACGGGTCGGTCGGGCTGTCAACCGCAAAGGAAAAGCCGGGAAAACCCCGGCCTCGCCTGATTTCTTTATTTAACTGAGATTCAACGTTTATTTTTTGATTCTTTTACAAGGCGGGCAGCAACACGACTTGTTAATCTTTCTACCATTTCTTGCATTTGTTCTTCTTCGTCACCTTCTGGTGGCGCGTCACCTTCTGGTGAAGCTTCTTCGTCACCTTCTGGTGAAGCTTCTTTGTCACCTTCATCACCGCGTGAAATATCCATTTGAACTCCATATTGGGATGCCATATTTTTTAATGTATCCAACATGTTGTTGATTAGATCTTTCATTTTTGAAGCGTGTTCTGGACTTTCACCGGCAGCATCACTTGAAGTATCAGCGCCTTCTGGTGCTTCTGGAGCATCCATTTCTTCTTCCATTTCAGCTTCGTTATAACCTTCTTCCAGTGATTCACTTACAACTTCGAATTCACCACGATTTGGTTTACGATCACTGGCATTTGATTTGCCACCGGTTTCATCAGCGACACTTACATTACCTTTACCAACTGAATGATGTGTTCCTGCTTTTAGTGGCTTCATTGTTCCCGGTGATTTAACAGATTCAGCACCATCGATTCCTTGTTTTGGCTTTGCAACACCTTTAACTTTTTGTTTTGGTGAACCGGGACGGCCTTCACTTTCTTTACCTTCTTCTGTTACATCGCCCTCTTCAACAACTTCTTCTTCAAGGGCTTCTTCTTCTAATTGACCTTCTTCTTGTTTATAATCTGATTCTTTCAAGAATTTATCGGTTAATGGCTGTAGATTAGCCAATTTCATAAAGCTGCGGATTGTGCTTTCTTCTAATAGTTTCTTACTCATTACGTATCTCCCTTAAAAATAAAGAAATCTAGTTGTAAATAGTACTTTATTTAATGAAATACAAAAAATTATTGTTTATCAACCAATCTTTCCAATAATTTTGATAAAATCATTTGATCTTTGCTAATTTCTTTATTTTGTCTCACCATATCTTCAAGCAATTTTGTTTGTATTTCACTATTTTTAGCCAATATATTTATTGCTTTTACATTTTCATGAAGGGCTTCTTCTAATGAACGGCGAACATACCAAATTTTAACACCATCTTCGTCATTTTTATCGTGCCAGTCATACATAGTTTTGTTTGTCTGAACAAGGTTATCTACCTTTATATCTATTTTTTCAACATGATTGCTGATTGACCTAACACTATCAGTCATTTGGTATATTTTATTGTCTGTGTTTTGTAAGTTCTTTTCTTTTAACCAAGAAAATAATTCTCTCGCTGCTAATGCGACAAGTGTAACCAATAAAGCACCATTTGCTACAATTATATTGTTATCCATTGAGAAACCCTCCGAGAGAAATCAAGGAACAATATAATTAGTTTGTAATTATTAATCCAACAACTTTAGGGTCTTGGTAATTTTCTGAATTGCTTTGTCTTGTATTTGTTTGATACGAACAAAACTAACACCCATTATATCTCCAATTGTTCGTAAATCCATCTCGCCATTCTGTTCTATAGCAACAAAACAACAGTTTAAACTTTCTTGATGTTCAACCCAATAACGACAATCTGTATTGGGACAAACTGTATTTAATTCTACACATTTTTCACTACATTTTTTCATGTTGTTCCTCTCATATGTCGCTTGGTGAATAGGAGAAGACAACATCTTCTACGGCAGGACAATTATTTAATATTTCTTGCCTTATGAAATCAAGGAATTTATCTTCGTATTTTAAATTTTGTAATACATTATTCTTGTATAACTTCCAAGTATCCACTTGTTCCAATATATCAGTTTTATTAATGATTAAATCACTTACACCATTTATATTGGCTGCTTTGATTAGCATATCAATATTCAAGAAATCAACTTGACGGGGTCTTCCGGTTGTTGCTCCGTATTCCTGGCCCACTTCACGGATTTTATTAAATATTTCTCCGTCTGGCTGGAATTTCTTTGCCCCAACATAAGTTTGATATGCTTTGGCTACACCATACACATGACGGATTGATGATGGTGGAATTCCATTAGATACAGCACCACCAACATTACAAGTTGAGGATGTTACGTATGGATAATCACCCCAATCAATATCTAATCCAAATCCCTGTGCTCCTTCAAATAGGGCAACAACGGGCAAAGAAGAATTAAAAAACTCTTCATATATATCAGTTAATTGGTATTGATCTGTTGTTGGTATATTTTCAAATCTAATACCTTTACGATCATATTTATCACGATACGCTGGACCATTACCTTTACGGGTTGTTCCTATTGCTGTATCCACACCATCTTCTTCAAGATGTTTATTAGAAATAACATTTACTCGTTTATCTATAAACAAATTTCCTTTTACTTTTATCCCAGCTTCTTCTAAATCACCTATCTCTTTTTGTAGAAGAGTGGGACTTACAACACACCCAGGACCAATAATGGAACGAACTCCTTTTAATACGCCAGATGGAACAGCGTGAGTTATAACTTTTTTACCTTCGTGATAAATTGTATGACCTGCGTTATGTCCTCCACCAAATCGGACACAATGGGTATATTCACTTGATTTTAATAGTGAATGCGTAACCTTGCCTTTACCACTATCACCAAATTGTAAATCAACAACAACATCAGCCAATAACTTTTTTTTCATAAACCTGCCTCTTCATCAAAAAGATCGTAAATGTCGTCTATTTCATCTTTATCTAGACCAAATTTACGCATCTCTATTTTACCTTCTTCTATCTCCAAGTCAAGCACTTCTTCTTTCCATTGAGCGTATCCTTTGCTCTTGCGATATGCTTTTAAGAATTCACGGAGGTTTGGTTCGTCTTCCAAGAAACCTTTAATAATAGCAATAAAGAACTCTTTTTTAGTGAGTTCTTCATGCCGTAGTTTTATCATTAGACGAGCATATTCGCCGTCTATTGTTTCAAAACATACCTTACAAGGAACAGCTCCAGCAGGAGGCTTTCTTTCTTCACTCATTTTTGTTTGCTTCTTCTAATAGTTTTTTATAATATTCGCCAACAGCTATTATTTCTTCTGGTGTGGCATTATTTTTTATTATATTTGCTTTGCTTGATACAACAATAACATTGTCTTTCACATATCCCTTTTGTGGAATAATACGGTCTAATGATGGAGAATTTGGTTGTATTGTTTTTTTGCCGATTCCTACTTCAAGTGGAATGCCAAGAATAGGACATACTGCTGGTATAGTGATATCACTTTCATCTATATCAAAGGGTAAGTTTTTTTGTTTTGCTCTGTTACGAGCATGTCGTATCATCTCTTTTTCCGGATTGTTTTGATAGTATAGTTTCTGCTGTTCTTTCACTTTTTCCAAATTGTTTTGATAGTATAGTTTCTTGCGTTCTCTCTCTTTTTCCGGATTGTTTTGATAGTATAGTTTCTGCTGTTCTTTCACTTTTTCCAAATTGTTTTGACGGTATAGTTTCTGCTGTTCTTTCACTTTTTCCAAATTGTTTTGATAGTATAGTTTCTTGCGTTCTTTATATTTTTCCGCATTGTTTTGATACCATATTTTCTTTTGTTCCTTGAGACACGGCTTACAGACATTTTTGCCTTCATAAAACTCACTATCATCTTTTTCCATATTACATTTAATACAACATTTCATATAAAATCTCTATGCTTCCGATGAATTAATAATATCGGCAAACGCATCAATAAATTTATCTCGTAATTTTTCATTCTTTTTAATTTCTTCTTGATTGTTCTCTTGTATTGAAGCGTGTAAGCGTTCAACGATCTCGTGATACATCATAACACCAAGAAGATTATCAAAACTTTCAAAATCTTTGGAATACTTCTGTTTTCTCATATATCACTTCCGATTCAAAATATGTGTAAAGCTTTCACCTAAACCGGCACTTGTCTGTTGAATAAATTCAACTTTGCCAGCAAGTTCATGAAAGTTTCTTGCACCGGCATATGAATAACCACTCTGAATATTTCCATGAATATCTTGAAGGATTGGAACAACTGAACCTTTGTGTTTGATAAAAGTTGAAATACCTTCTGGTGCTGAACTTTTACCACGCCAATCAGTTTGTGCTTCACGGGAAGCCATACCACGATAGTTCTTCATCTTTACACCATCGCTATTGATAAATGTTTCTCCTGGACTTTCATCTGTTCCGGCAAGCATACTTCCACACATTACAAAGTGAGCACCAGCAGCAAATGCTTTTACCATATCTCCACTATTTTTAATTCCACCATCTACAATAAGTTTTGTTTTTCCACTCTTATATGCTTGTGTCTGCACACAATCAAAAATAGCAGCAAGGTTTGGAACACCAAAACCTGTTTGTAGGCGTGTTGAACAAATACTTCCACCACCAATACCTACACGAATACTATCGGCTCCCCAATCACTTAAATCTTGGAAACCTTTACCAGTTGCTACATTTCCAGCCATAAGATGGAACTTATAATGGCTTGGATGATTTTTAATCTTTTCTATTGCTTCTTTTACATTCTGGTGATGACCATGTGCAACATCAACACAAACAACATCAACACCCCATTTTATAAGTTCACTTGCTCTCTCATAGAAATCACCAGTTGAACCAACAGCAGCACCAACAAATTTAGCACCAGCTTCTTTTGCGGCAGTTACAAGTTTGCCTTGTTGTTCAATAGAGTTATAGCGATGAATAATACCAAGACCACCAGCTTTGGATATAGCAACAGCCATATTTACTTCTGTTACTGTATCCATTGGAGATGAAATAACTGGAAGTGATAGTTGAATTTTTGGATCTAAATTAATCCTCAAATCAACTTCAGTACGACTTGTAATGGTACTAAATTTTGGTATCAACAACATATCATCAAATGTCAGAGCTAATTGGATCATTTTTTTTCTCCATGAGTTCTTGTACTAATTTTGTAGCCTTGTCCCAGCAAACTGGGCAATATAAATGTACTTTTTCGGCTTCCTTTTTAACGACAACAAACCAAGACTGAACTTGTTCTCTATTCTTTCTATCAAAAGGAGAGTTACAAGTCAAGCAACAATCTGGTAGACGATCAAACATATTTAATTTCTGTTTGAGGTCTTTTTGTTTATCTTTGTGTGATTTAGTTTTATCTTTTATTGGTTTCATTTATCACTCACAGAGAAAATTTTATCAAAATCACACTCTAAAGAATCACAACATTTTATATTGTTTTTTAAAATATATAATATTTCTGATTCTTTTAGAGAAGGGTCTGCATCGATAGATAGTTTTTTTAATCTTTCTATGGTTTTCATAACATTATCTTGTAAAATATCAATTCCATAAGTTGTTAATAATATATCTTTTACAGATATATTATTTTTTAATCTTTTATTAAAAATACCAACTAAAAAATTACCATCTCCACATGATGGATCTAAAAAAGTTTGACTTTTATCGATCCAATTTTTAGTATCTAAAAGTTCCAGAATTTCATTAACTAATATTAGTGGCGTATAAACTTCTCCATATTCCTTAATTCTTTGTTGAGAAATAGTTTTACTTTTGTTTTTATTTTTAATTTGTTTTTTATCTTTATTCAGATAGTCTATTTCTTCGTTTGTTAAATTAAAATATTTAAATATATCTTTATCATTATATTTTTTATTCAAAGGAAATAATGGAATAGATGAATATACTATTTCATTTCCAAATCCAGACCATTTTGCTGTTTTAAAAATATACTGCATAAGTCTACAATTTAAAAAATTTTTTAAATTTATTCCTTCTTCATCAGAGTCAACTAAAATATAATATCCCATATCTGTACAACCTAGATTTCCAGAATCATAAAATGCTTTAAAATAACCACTTCTAGACCACATAACTTTCTTTTTGTTAGAAAAATCTTGTTGTTTAGAAGAATACCAAATTTTATTATTTGTATGAAATACAGGAAATATATGTATATCAGTTTTTACTTCTGATAAACTGATATTTATTTTCTTTTTTAAAAGTTTATTTTTCTGAAAAAGTAGATTTTTCTTTTTTTCTTCATCTACGCAATTTAATATTCTTTCTTCATATTTATGAAGTTTTTTTTGTTTTAATATTTCAGCTCTTCTGATTACGTTATGACATGTCACATAGTCATAATTAATTTTAAATTTTGGAATATCTGAAAACATTACTTTTTTATGAATTTGATATGAAATATCACAAAAATCATTTGATATCCATGATATGCTATCATCGATATCGATTTGATAGTTTTTATTAAAAGAAACAATATCAGTTTTAATATTGTTTTTTGATTTCTTCATAAAAAAGTGACTGAATGTACTTCCTATATCCGGGAAGTATTTTTTGGTATCTAAATTTAAATAAATCAAATCTGATTTTTTAAAAAGATCCAAAACTTTATTTGATGGCGAACCCCATGATTGAGGGGTTATCCAGCCAATATGACCATTTTCTTCAAGCCAATCATTAAAAGCTTTTAATGTAAAATCGATCCATATTTTATGTTGAGTTTTATTTTTTGTTATATTATTCTGAAATGGTGGATTACCAAATATATTATTAAATTTCACTTATCACTCCAATATGTTCTTTAACGAAACCCAAGTATTTATTGATGTATTAATTTCTTTACTTTTTTTAGGTCTTCTCTGACCCCATTCCAAATCGATTTTTTCTTTAGTATGAAACTGCTTACCATTATACCGATCTTTTGGACAATGCCAAGCACCATTTTTCTGGAGAGTAAAAGGAACAGAAATTTTTAAATATTCTTTTTCGTGATCATGAAATAAAAATGTTACTGTCTGATTATCATCACACAATATAGATAGAGAACAAAAATCAGAATTAATTATATTAATAAAATTTTTAAAACATTTATTATTTAATGAAGAAACAAACTCCTGTTTTCCAATTAATAATATTTCTTCTTTTCCATCTAATCCAGACATTTTAATTAATTTATCTTTTAAAGATTTTTTATCTATACTTGATTCGTTTAGAAGACTATAAACTTTTTTTGCTGCTTGCGTGCCATAATTATTACAATCTTCTTTCCATTTTTTCTCTATATTTATCCAATTATTAGCTTCACTATTATTAACATAATAATCACGAATCTGTTCTTTTATTATTTCTAAATCGTTAATTGTAGTTTTAACATTTTGCAAATTTTTACTATCAAATATAAGATCTCTCATATTTTTAGAATTTGCTCTACCAGGATAAAAAGTTTTATTATTAATTGGATTAGTAAATTTTCCAACTCCTTTAGCTGAATCGAGAAAAATATTACATAAAAAAGATACCCAAGTTCCACTACAAACTTGCATACTTTCTTTTATTCCATTTTGATAATTTTTAAAAGAAAAATCAATTACACTATTATCTTCAAAAAGAACTTGAAAATCTGTTTTTTTAGATTCATTCCTAGCTTGTTTTTCGACACAAATAATGTCAAATTTTATATTTTTGTTTTCATAAATTTGATCACAAAATTTTGACAGTATACAATCGACATTTCTTTTATATTCACTTTCATTAAATTTTGACTCAATATTTCTAGATTTAATATAATTTAAAAATTCAGTATTTTTCTTATCATAAGAATTTGTAAAATTAATATTATTTTTTTCTAAATATTCTTGTGATTTTGCGACAAAATATAACTCACAAGCATCTTGAATATAGTGTTCTTCTTTTTGACCTGCACTCATAAAATCCTTTATAAAATTAATTATAGTTTATTACTCATTGAAAATATATCTGGTTGTGATGGTGGTTTCTTTGGATTACCAAACTCAACAACCATTGATGGAAATGGTGCTGAATTCTTCTGTCCTCCAAATTTTAATCGGCCTTTGATAAAAGAAATGCTCTTCACAAGAACTGGATCCATACAAAATTCATGGAACCACTTTGTGTCTGTTCTTGCTGGCAGCAACATTACAACTGTTGTGTTTCCAGAAATAACTTCGTGATATGCTTTACAAACCCAATCATATGTTTTGCTATATGGTGGATTGATAAATACAGTTTCACCTTTCCAGCTTTGTGCTAATCCATTTTCTTTTATTGTATAATGTTTAGCACATTTATTATTTGTTCCATCACTTGCCGGATCAAGTGTGAAATTATATTTCTGATTCAATTTGTCAAACATATTCTGTGGAGTAGTCCATTCATCACTCTTATGACTAAACAATACATCCATATCTTTTTTCAACATACCTCACCAACACTTTCTTGTTTTAACAAATGCTTTTTTATAAAGGTTTGATTTTCTTTTAAGGAAACCCAACGCAAATTTTCTATATTGTTATTAAGTGGATTGTTATCAATGTGATCTACAACACAACTTTCTCTTATGAATTTTCTCGCACTTTCTGGTGTGATATCCCATTCATTTTTTGGAATAGGAGGATAATCATCAATAGATTTAAATGTTTCTATTACAAGTCTGTGAACTGAAATAGTAATTCTACAAGTTTTAGCTTTCTTACTTTCTCTTCTATATTCAAAATCTTGATATAGATCGATAGGTATACACAGAGCTATTGATTGTCGAGCACCCTTAAAAGAACCTTTTCCAGTTGGAACTTCATTTTGTTTTTTTAAAACAAAACCTTTTTTATTCCTAATCCTACCAAGATTAGAAACTTCATATCCCGGTAATACTTTTTTATTCTTTATTGCCGGTTTCCATATTTCTTCTTCACTTATTAGTGTCTGTGCTGCCAAATCCATTGCTACCTCTGCTACTTATAGCGATATTATCCCGATAAAGTTCGGCGCTGTCAACTGAAATCGGACGAACATGGATTACTGGAAATAATACCGCTTGTGCGATTTTATCACCGGGTTTAATCATTTGTGGATTTCTTCCAACATTATGTAGGATAATCACAACTTCTCCATCATATCCGGGATCAATTACACCACCACCAACAAGAAGTTCTTTTTTAGAACTTACACTACTGCGGTTCTTGATTTCAAGACAAAAACCATGTGGAACAGCAAATCGCAGTCCTGTTCGTAATTTCATGCTTTGACTCGGCATGATTACAATACTTCCAGCTGGCATATTCTTTTCTTCATTATGTTCGCCTAATTTTACATCGGGAGAAAAGAAAAGATCCAATCCAACATCACTTGGATTTGCTCTGGTTGGAGGAAAAACATTATCGTGAACTACGGCATATTCTAATAGCATTACCATTCTCCCTTCTTAAATTCCATATTGTAAAGACCAAAATCTTCGCTAACGCGAACAAGCATAACAACTGGTTTACATTCATATAAAAGTGTTGAAAAATCAATACCCATCATATTTTCACTAACAACTTCTTTTTCTGCTTCCATGCGTGCCTTTCTAATTCCAGCAAACAAAATATCGTTCATGAATTTTCCACCTTCTTTTTAAGTTCAGAACACATACGATTTAAATTTTCAATATTTCGCATATGTGATTGTGGATCAATATATTGCGGAGAAGTGAGAGCATAATTATATGCTTTCATTGTTCTATCGACATTAATAAAAAATGAGAGTAGCTTTTCTTTTAATTCTTTATCCATTTATTTCACCCAATTAGTTTAAATGATTTACCGATAGACCTTGTGCTAAATCCCCAATCTTCCTGATAGTCAAGTTTTGCGACGTATGGATGATTGAGGTGGATTACGTCCTTCTTTGGATCATAACTCCAACATTTAATTTTTGTTACGATGTTTGTTTCATCAATCGCTTCTACAATCAAATAATGTTTTCCATTCTTTGTTGTTTTCTTTTCAAGACCTTTTGGAATAAACCAGCAAATACCAAGTTCCGCATCATATTCTCCAAGTGGCGGAACCATCTTTTCAGCAAGTTTCTTTTGGACTTCGTCCGATACAATCATATTGATAGGATACACACCTGTCAACTCCAAAGTGTTGAGAATTTTTTCGTCTCTTGTAAAATCTCCTTCGGGAGCATAAGTTTTAATATTCTCTGTGAGATTATCTGGCTTGCGAGGACGATCAACAGCAATAGCAGACCAAAAATGTTTTGCTCCAGTAAAACGACTATCCATTAAGGATACAAGAGCTTCGCTGCGGCAAAGAGCATCAACATTCTTTTTATTTAGTTTACTATAACTGATTCGTGGATGAAAAAGGAATTCTTCAATCGTCTTGAAAGGACGATGATCCAGAATTTCTTTAATCGCAGCATCACCTACACCTTTAATAGCTGAAAGCGGCTGTATTAAGGTTTTTCCATCTTCACTAATCTCCCATACATTTCCGGACTTATTTACATCAACCGGCTGAACGATAAATCCAGCAGCTTTTACAATATTTACTGCTTTTTCTTTCTTGCTATCCGGCTGACTATCGAGATAAGCAGCAAGCCATTCACTTGGATAATAGTTATACAACCAAGCACATTGGAATGAAATAATAGAATAGGAAACGGCATGAGATTTATTAAAGCCATAGCCAGAGAAGTAAATAAACTTCTGCCATAGTTTCTCACCAATCTCTTTACCAAGTCCCCTATCTATACAACCATTAATAAACTTGTCGTGTAGCTTTTCTTTTACTTCTGCTTCTTTTCCTGTGCCTTTCTTGGTCAATACTTTTCGGAGAGAGTTGCCCTCGTCAAGAGAAATATCACGACCAAGTTTATGAGCGAGAAGAGCAATTTGTTCTTGGAAGACGAGATATCCATATGTTTCGCTTGTCGCCTCTTTGATTAGTTCATGTTCGTATACAACATCGTCAGGATTATGCTTGCTTTCAGCAAATGATTTATCAACACCGGCTGAAAGTGGACCGGGACGGAAAATAGAGGTAATAGAAGAAATATCAACGATATTATTTGGTTTTACACGCTGACAAAAATTCTGTGCTCCACTTTCTGTGAATTGGAATACGCCAGCCCATTTACCGGCATGAAAGATATTTTCATACACATTCTTGTCGTTCATATCAAGAACATCTGGATGTAGATTTTTCATATAGAAATCTTTTACATCGTTGAATGTTGGATTCTTGATATTCTTGTGGCGACGAAGAATATGTTGAACACATTTCTCAATCATGTTAAGAGTTTCAAGACCAAGAACGTCAAACTTAATAAAACCCATAGGTTCAAGGTGACGGACGTTTTGACCTTCACTCCAAGGTGTTTGACGAACACCCTTGCTATTGATTAGTGGCATCCATTCATCAAGATTTTCACCAACTACAATACCGCCAGCATGACGAGAAGCTGAACGGATTGAACCATGTAGCTGTTCAATATGTGTCTTAATGTGTGGATATGTAGAGAGGAATGTTTGAAGGCTTGGCGAATATTTCATCACTTCTTCAAATGTTGGATTATAAATACCAGCAGTAATTCCATGCTCCGCTTTCGCAAGTGGTGTAGCTTCAAGCAACATTTTGTTCGTTACGGCATTTACTTCTTGGAAATCAACACCATAGAACTTACTAATATCCTTGATAAGTGAACGCAGTTGTAGTGTATTCCAATTTGTAATTGGAACAACATTATTCTGACCCCATTCATCAATAAGGTTCTGCTTTAATCCCATCGCATCGCTTACATCATAATCAATGTCGGGATAATCTGTTGCTGTTTTGGAAAGAAAACGCTCAAATTGGAGTCCGTGCTTAATTGGATCAACTTGTGTAATTCCAAGAACATAAGATACAAGAGCACCAGCAGCAGAGCCACGACCGGGACCAGTAATATAACTTTGATTAGCGCGATCAGAAATCGCTTTCATGGTCAAGAAATATTTAGCAAATCCACGTTCCTTGATCACATCAAGTTCACGCAATAGCCGATCATGATATTCTTTATTACTCCACTTTTTCATATCTCGCAAACCTGCTTCGGCAAGTTCATCAAGCACTTGTTCAGCAGTTTTATCTTTTGGAAGAATAAAGTTTGGAAGACGAACAGTATTATCTGGAATAAAGTTTTCAATACGATTGTGGGCGATATTCCATGTTTCCTCAATTGTATTGAGGATGAAAGCATCATCGTATTTTACACCACACTTGGCTGAATACTTTTTATACGCTTCCCACATCTGATCGCCATTCTTGGGATATAGAGTATATTCCATATCATCAACGCTATCAGGAAGTGCAGTATCCATATTCTTGCTACCAAGAAAGCCAAGTTTCTTATAGATTTCTCGGTCTTTCCAAGCACCGGGAGTTGGATAATGACTATCTCCAGTAGAAATAACTTTGATACCGAATTCTTCACAAATTCGGATAATCAATTTATTCAATTTATGCTGTTCCTGGATACCATTCCATTGAACTTCGCCATACCAACGATCACCAAAAATATCAATCATCTTGCGTGATGTTTCACGCATAGCATTTAAAACAACATCTTCGCCATTTTCCCAGTTTTCCCAAAAGTCATTAGCATACACTCCACCCAAACAGGCAGAGGCGGCAATAATACCTTCATTATATTTCTTTAGAAGTTCATAATCAATACGAGGAAAACGATAATAGTTTTCATCTGAAAAACTCTTTGAAATAAGAGTGAAAAGATTGTTTAGACCTTTCTGGTTCTGTGCGAGAAGGACGAGATGAGAACGCCGATTGAGAACACTCTTTTTAGTCTTCTTTGTCTCTTCTTCGTTTTCAACGATTGCGCCTGTGATCTCCTCGTCCTCTTTTTTGCTTTTTGTTGTTTTTTCAATTTCTTCCTTATCTTTCCGCCATTGGGCAATAGATGGATGAAAGTACATTTCACAGCCATAAATTGGCTTGAAATCCTTTTCTTCCTTTTTCATCTTCTTGGCATGAAGAACTTGATATGAAAGTCCATTCATATTTCCGTGATCGGTTAGTGCGAGAGCATCCGAACCATTAGAATATGCGAAATCCATATGTTCATCTGGATAACCCAGACCATCAAAAATGGCACCATTAGGAAAAGCCCGAGTGTGCGTGAAGTCCAACGAACTTGATACGCGAAACGAGCTTTTCCTTGATGCCTCCTTTCTCGTTAATAGGGGACATATATTTAACCTCTTTTGTTTATTTAACTACGGGAAAATATTTTGTGTTTGGATATATTTTAAACATATGATCTAATTCATAAGTCCAAAGTTTCATGCTACGTTTATCTGCTTGTAGCACAATATACTTCTTTTTTTCTCGGCTCACAATAGTCCAAACAACGCCATTGTGGACGATAACATCCCCAACTTGATATCTGGACATTATACTTCGCTTTTGCCAGACCAGTCAATAGTAAGAATTTGTGTTTTGTGATTGGTCACAACAAAAAATTCTTTGTACTTTGTTTTAAACTCTTTTGCTAATTCAAAAAAACATGCTTTACTCAATTTGCTGCAATCATACTCAAAAGTATTTTTGCCTTGAGCAGCATATTTTTTTATGTAACGAGCCATATCATTAATGTATAGAGGAATATTCTTTAATTCGCTTTGACTAATTGGCTTTTCAGCTACAATAAGTGCTTGACGAGCTTTTTTTGCTGTTTCTTTGATTTTATCAAAGTCAAGATCGTCCTCCATTGTTGGAGTGCGAGCCATTAACTTTTTTTCTTCTACTGTTGCCATTTCCATAATTCCTCCAAAAGTAATTACTCTTCTAAGTCGGCTTTATCCACAGCAACTGGACTCCATTCATGATATTTAAAGAACTTTGGCCTATATACTAATTTACTGTTTTCGGAACGCATAAATTCTTGATAGTTTTTCCACGAATCTATGCGCGAATACCATGCGGTTTGACCCACGTTGTTGCCCTCAAGTGTAGCACATCCGAACACCTTGTCAAGCGGGAAGGAACGAGCACTATATTGTTCTGATGCTGGAATATACTCTTGTGTTATACGTCGTGTTTGTTCATTGAATACAACATTTTTATACATTCCTGTGCCTTCACTTCTTATAACTCTGCGAAATTTTTTAAAATCTTCTTTATCAAAGGTAAATGGTAAATATTCACCATCACGAACAGTTCTACCGTCGTGCTCCATATAAAAATTACTTGGAGAACTTATCAAAGAACGATTTTGATAGATTGAATCAAGTGAAACAATACCATATGGAAATGAGACAAAATATTTGTCTGGAACAATCCAAGAACTAATTGTTTTTGAAATATGAAATGCACGTAACGAACCATATATAACACTCCATGCTAAACAGTCTCTACGCTCACGATCTTTTGGATGAATTGGCACATAATATATCGATGTTTCTTTTACTTGATGTTGTGCCATTCGCTCTTTAAATCTTGATTGCAAGAGAGAACCATATTCGAAAATCCAATCACCTATACGGTCGCGTAAAATGGGCTGCATTTCACGATGAGCAACGATCCATATGCTTTCACAACCAGCATAGGTACATTGAAGGACGGCATTTTCTACTGCTGTTAAATTATCAGCAACTGGCATAAGACAATCATGCCATGGAAATTTAAAGTCAAGTTTTTGACCTGCTACTGGAATAATACCTGCGAGATGAAAAGCTGTAACGTCTTTTTTACCATCTTGTATATCAGTCAACATAAGGGCTTCCTAGCATATCTGTAATCTTTTTCATTTGATCGCTTTTTGTTTCTTTTCTTTCAATCAAAATTTTATCTTCTTGTTCTCGTGTATCAAAAATATATTCACGCTTTAAAGTTGTTGTTTTTAATCTGTGGGTTCTACAACCTTTTTTTAATTGTTCTACTCTACCAACAATACCATTTTTTTTCAAGACGTCTTCTGTTTTCATTCTCGCAACAACAATCCCATATTCTTCACTATTAAGTTGCGCTTGTGTAAGCGAGGAGATAGAAACAATATCAGACATTCGTTCATTAATCATAGTATAAAAACTATTGATAAAATCTTCATTAGTTTTTATGTTATTTATTGTTTGTATATTTGATGATTGTATATTTTCTAATTTTATATAATCAAATACACGCAGCTTTTCTGTTGGCTGAATTTCATCGTATCTAAATATATTTTTATACTGGATTTCTACTTTATAAGCTGTTTTACCAAAAATAGTTATCTTTTTGTCTTCGTCTAAACGATAATTACCAGCTTTTAAACCTATTGGATTTAAACCAGCATATGAAAGATAATAACTTAACTTGCTCCATATTCTTTCTTTATTGGAGCCGCGTGGATCATTGTCCAAGTGAAAAGGAATTTGAGGGTTTACCATTATTAGTGGTATTCCCTCAACATAACTATGAATAAGTGCTTCTAATGTTCCGCCGAGAACTATTGTGTCGTATTCAAGTTTTTCTAACTTATACAATCTACACCTTATCGTATCTTTTCAAATTTATCTTGTTTTTCTTTTTCACCAGAGAAAAATATAGCAACATTATGTAGTTTTTTTGAACTATCACTTCCTACATCATGCCATCTTTTCATAAATTCGTCAATAGAAACAATGCCGACTTTATTGTAGAGTGATGGATCTCGTATATATAAAGTTTTTTCATCGATGCCAATTAGAACAGCATAATGGCCATCTTTCCAATCTTTTTCCCATTTTGGGCTCTTTTCATCTGACCATGCTTGAAAATTTAATATAACAGGATTTCCAGCATTAATAGATTTTTTTAATTCTGATATATCTGTATTTTCTTTAACTCTGCAGTTAAGACCATGTTTTTTTGCAACTTCTTTTATTTTTGCTAAAGAAGTGCCGTCTTGACTATTTGTGTTAAGTTCTTTTGATAGTTCTTTTTCGTTCTTTTCATATAAATCATAAAATGATAAAATTGCAAGCAAACTTGCCGAACCACAACTATAATCGTTAAATTGGCGTATATCTGGAACATCAAGAAGTTTTGGTTTCTTCTTTGGTTCTTTTTCTTCTAAAAATCTACGCCATTCAGTTAAAAATTCTTTCATAAATTAAATAGACTTTTTATTTTTATAAAGATATTTGTAATAGCCAATTATAGATAAAAGAATAAGATTAAAAACATAATTTACAATAAGAGGCAAAGAATAACGTTCAAACCATACATAAATTATTGTAAATATTTCACCAAAAAACCATAACCAAAATAGACCATGACTAAAGCCGTCAGCATGTTTTTGTTTTAAAGTATCAATAACTTGTGGCAAAGCACAGATAGCAAAACAAAAACTTCCTAACCAACCAATTACTTCCATCAATAATTTACCTCAATATAATCAGTTTTACAAGGATTTCCATCGCCATAAAAAAATTTTCTTTTTGTTGGTAAAAATATTACTGAAAACACTGTTGCACTTTCATTTTTATCTTTTGTATGCCGACAAAGACCACCTTCGCCATGAGAAGATAAAATCTCTTTCATTTTATCAATTCGCATATCTTCTTCTAAATCTTCGCCCATGCCAATAGCTTTTTTCAATCTTTTTATTGAATCTTTTAATGACTTTCCTTCACGACCTTCTTTTGATTTTAACCAAAGAAAATGATTGGTATGAACATCAACTCCATCTTTATGATTTACTTTTTTTTCTTTTTCTGCACTACCCTCAAGTGTTATTATTTTACCGGTTTCATCGCTAACAACATTAGCAAATGCACTTGCACGTTTTGGATGAAGCAATAAAGATTCTGCCTCTTTTAATGTTTTAGAAAATAAAGCTTCCATATAGAGCATCATTCTTGGAATACCTGGTGTTGTATCGTTTGCGTCGACTTGACAACCAGAAAAAACAAGACCAACATTGTTTACACCAATTGAAGGTACACCTCTAGTAAAAGAAGCATATATTGTTGGTTTATTTTTTATTTCTAATTTTATTAATCTTGAACCATCTCCTGGTCTTTCATCATTATTGTGACCCATAATAACGTTATCACCGTCTTTAACAAAGACATCGGTGCAACCTTCGTCTTTTAATTTAGTTTTATCTTTTTCTTTTGCAAACCACAATTCTTCATACCACATACCAAATGCTTCATCTGGTTTTATTTCAGCACCTTCTGCTAAACCTTCAATAAATTCATATGTAATCGGAGTATGCTGTTTAGAAAGTTTTTTACCTTTTTCCATCCAATCACTAAAATCTTCTATTAGTTTTTCAATTTTATAAGCTTTAACTGCATTGTTTATCTGTTTTTTAAGTATTTTACCAATAGAAGAGCCAGCTTCATGTGCTGAAGCTGATTTAATTTCTTTTAATGGTCTTGTTTTACCTTCTTTTAAGAATTTACGCCATTCAGTTATAATTTCTTTCATAACTCTAATTAGAGTCCAAAAGCAGCTAATGTATGCTCAAATTCTCCACATTCTTTTACAAGTTTCAACATTTCTTGTGCGATTTCGCGAATTTCTACTTGTGCTGCCTCATCATTACGCAGACGCTGGAAATGTACAAATGAACGCATATTGAACATTACATCAAATGTAAGCTGTGTTGCATATGGAAGATAAAAACGAGCACTTTCTTTTGCTCGCTTACGACCAAGTGTTGGTGTTAGACGAGTGAGAGCAGCGTGATATTTTTCTAAACTTTGTATACAATGATTTTGTAATAGAAGCTGTTCGTGATTTGGCCAATCATCGGGAACATAATATTTATCGTCTTTTAGTTCTTTATATCTCGCACTCTCACAGTTGATAGAAACACCAATACGGTGTTTCAAAAAATGAATATGGCTTGCGATTTCGGCTGTTACGAGAAAGTGAATTGATGACTTTTCAAATGGTGTTTCATGACCGTTTTCAGCAAGCATTTTCAATAGTGCTGGAATACGGTTTTGTTTTTCTTCTGTTAATTCACGAGAAGTGGACGTCCAGGCCGACATTGCATGAGAACTGTCGCTTCCATAAGTTCCAATAAGTTCAATGGTGTTTGTTCTATTTATCATTTTTTCCTCTTATTTTCTAGGACTTTCATGGCTTCTTCCATACTATAAAGCCAATTCATTCTATAGTGAGCTTCTCCCATAGCAATACTATAGGCAACATAGAACTCATCTTTATGTGTCTTTCTATTTTTAATATAAATTCGCAAGGTATCATATGGTACTCTTAAATACCAACGATAACGCCATAGTTTAACATACCACTTTTGATCTTGGAAGCGATTACTCATTCTTGCAGTAAGACCACCATGTGGTGGAGATGAAACTTTATTTATGAGTTCTTTAAACTTTTTTCTTTGTTTTGGAGTCATATTCAGAGTATTCCCAAAATATTTGTTCATTTCTTTTATAAAATTTTAAATTATCTGTATTTTGTTTATCAATAAAATGTTTATCTTCTAAAGTAAAATAATTGTTTGGAAGAAGAGCAAATTGACCATTATCCAAATTTATTAATGATAGCGGTTTGTGTTCTTGTGGATATCTAGAATATCCATCCGACCAATCAATTACGATTCCGGTGTGCCTTCCCGGCACATCGCATTTAAAAAGATTGACTTTTAAACCGTCAAGAAACTGTAAATGATTTGAAGTTATATTTTCTCCCATACCTCCCCATGGTTCTAGGATATTTTTATCTTCATTGTTTTCTACTTTTTCTTTTGTTGATAAAGCAAATAATGGTAATCCAGTCCAATGTGCCCCTGTCTCTAGCACAACATGTGTTAACATGTGTTGTCCTGGTTTAGAATAAAAAGAATGTAAAATACATTCAGTTTTGCCGCTTGGCATTTTTTCACCAAGATAACAATTATCTACATAACAATAAAAATGATAAGGTAAACTTACATGGTGACTTATTTTCATTTCTTTCTCACCGGCATATACTTCCAGGTTCCATCACCGATCCACTTATTCATCTCTTCCAAAGTATAATAATCACCTGCAGCTGGATTCGGGTTTAGCCAAAATACTCCATACATTGTTCTATATTTGATATCTTTAGAGTATTCTTTATCTGTATTGATATCATATATATATCCAATATTTTCTACGCCTTTTTCGCTGTAGTCAAGTACTAAGTCCCCTAAATTTGGTTTCTTTATCATATTTATTCTGCAGTTCTTTTGCTAAGGATAAGAGATTTTTTATTACCTCTGCTCCTTGTGTTGTTATGTCTCCATCTTGAAGCAGATGAGAACAAGCAACATCAACAACGTACAAGAACTCTTTTAAAGAGTCAAGATCTTTTTTGAGGTTTTCGTTTTCTTCAAGAAGAAAGTTATACATTACACTCATCCGGCGGGCCTCTTTTCAAGTTTCCAAACGATATAACTTCCCATATTATTATCTCCTTAAAAAGCACGATCCGTGGTGCTCTGGCGAGCATACCACGGACCAAGCGAGTGATCAAACGAGCAGAAGGAGTTAGTTTATTTCTTTCCTTCTTTCTTAGCTTTTTTCTTTTCTTGTTTTTCTTTTGTTGTTAGTTTTTGTTTATTGTTTTTATTAGTTTTTTCTTGACCTTTACCCATATATTTCTCCTTATAAATCGTAAGCACCTCTCCAATGACAAACAACCAAAGTTGCTTCATCTATTCTTGATCCACCACATTTTTCATTATCAATTATTTTATTAAGAAATAGATGATCTTCATTTAAACCTTCTAATCTTTGATAATTTTGGTCTAATATCATTGTAGAGTCTGTCCAAGTTGTTTTTATATTTTTTCTATGAGATATAGAAGAAGAAGAACATCTTATACGGTTTTTTTCAAAATTTTCTTTAAAGAATAAATCTTTTATTCCATAAGTTAATAAATTTACTGATTCTTTGTTCTTTATTTTTTCTTCTATTTGTTTTTTTCTTTCTTCTAGATTTTCAGACCACTTTAAAACTGTTGAATGTACGTATCTAATTGGATTGTTTATCCACAATAAACTTTGTGGTGCTTTTTCCCAAGCACCATTTAATACCATTAAATGATTTGGTAATATTAAATCATCAGTATCAAGATAACAAATTATATCACCAGTTGCTAAATAACATCCAACACCACGAGGAAAACCTCTAAAATTATAAGTTGTTTTTTTATCATCTTTTTCAATGTTGTTCGTTAGTTTTTCTTCTTTTTTATCCAAATAAACAAATCTTATTAATGGATTGTCTTTATAGAAAGAATCATATAATTCTTTTGTTATATTACAACCATCAGAAACTATTATAAGCTCTTTATCTTCGTGAATTTGAGATAAAAAACTACTAACAGATCGTATAAATTTTTCTTTAGGTCTACTACGCGCACCTGGATAATCGCCTAAATAAGATTGCATAACTACTGATATTTTCATATATACCTCAAGAATTCATCGCTTTATCTATCAATCTTTCATATCCACGAATATTCTCTGGATTTTGAATACTATAACGATATGAAAAATTTCTTGATTTTTTTAAATATTCTTCATTTTGATGTTCATTGCTATCAAAGTATTCAGCAACATAAGCAAGGTGCTCAACAGCTGTCTTAACATCGTTTTCTTCATAATACCAGCCCAGTTCTTTCATCATTGGACTATTATGAACAACTGGATATCCCATCCAAGATGCGTCGAGATAAAGATAATTTAATTCATTTTGGTTTTGATGTGATAGAACAATATCTGTATGCTGTTGTAGAGCCCAAACAATTGGATATCTTGCTTCAAAAAACATTTTTTGAGCTTTATATACGTCTAAATCTTTTACGAAATTAATTAAATCTTTTTTTAATTTAATTTTATCAGCAGAAAATAAATAACATCGTTCAATTGTATCAGGATGTTTTCGAAATAATTGCTCATTAATTATGATAGGCATTACACTAGTTTTAACCACATTAATATTTGGTTCCATGCTACAAATTCTTTTTTGTTTTTTACCAGATGGAGTATATTTTCCTGTATGAATATTATTTTGTTGTTTTAATAATTTATCAATATGACTCTGAATAAATCTTGGATCCCAAATATATGGACCAACAACAACTTCCGCGTCATACATTGTTTCAAAAAAATATTTATCTCTTTTATAATAATGTTCAGAAATCCAAATTAAACTTATGTTATTTTTGTTTCTAGCATAAACATTTCTAGCTTCAGAATTATCTTTGAATAAAATGGTTTCATTAAAAGTGGATAATTCTGGTCCCATTATATGTTTGACTAGTTTTTTACCTTCTTTTTTTAGAACCTGACAGGTACTTTCCGACAAAGAACCTTGAGCTATGACTATTAAATCACATTTTTCCAAAGATTCTTGCAATGTTATCATGTGATGAATATAAGGTTTAAATTCATCGTTTATATTTTCTTTCTTTGGTTCGTTTGCGGTATTAATTATATAAGCCACCTCAACGTTTCGACATTTTTCGTATATATCTCTCAATATTAAAACGTTTTGTCTTATACCGTTTGAAAATAAACTATCACTGTAGTCAGTTACAGCTATTGTTATTCCAATTCTAACTTTTCTTTCTGTTTTCATAAAAAATCTTACTTGCCTTAATTAGTTTTAAAATATAGTTCAGCTTCGGATTCTCGACGTTTAGTTAAACCACGCAATGCTTTTCCAGCAGCTTTATTCCATTTTAAAAATTCATCGCGTATTGTTGGATCAAGTGGATTAGTATTTACTTTTTTAAGTAATGTAGATGATTTTAATGCTCCTACTCCAACATTATAAGCAAAACAAACAAGAGCGTCAAATTGGCTTTGCGTTATATCATCTCTGGTATATGTATCAACATGCTTTTCAAATGTTGTTAATACATGTAATAATAATTGTGTCGATCGTTCTTCGGTTATTGCTGGATCGTCTATTTTTACTTTTGCCCCATATTCATAAAAGGTTGAACCATATCCGATTGTTGGAACATTTGCGGGACAAAGATATGGTTGAGCGCAGAAGCCTTCAAACTTCTTTATAAGATCAAGAGCAGATTTTGATACTTTTGTTATTTTTTGAGTCATATGTTTTATTTCTATGTCTCCTTTTATAAATATGGCGAGAAACAGTAATAATATTAATTTTTCAAAAAAGAAACCTACCTTTACAGATAGGTTTATATCATACAGAAGGTTTTGTTAACCTATCGTTATAACTTGTTTTCTATTACCGGATGAATTCCAACTTACATGAACCCAGCCACTATCTGGAATACCTGGTTTGTAGTATTCCAATATCAACTGATCGAAATTTAAATTATTTTTGATCCAGCAAAACAATATTTTGTTATCCATTCCTGGAATTTCTATATCTGCTGCTTGACCCGTTAGGTGTTGACTATTTCTTGCTCCACCAATAGCTTTATTTAGTTTTGGACCACGATAACCACTATTCACAACAACAGGACGACCGAAATTAATTCGGATTTTTTCTAGCACATTTTCACAAAGCTGCTTTAAGTTTTCTATCTCTTTTGGTCCTGGCGTATTTTCAATACCTTTTCTTTCACCAGTTTGAGACTTTGTCATTTCTTGCAAAGAAAAATGTTCACTTAGTTTCATCTTTTAACTCCCCATATTCGTCTAATAATGGTTCTAGCCAATGATTATCCCACCCACATTTTAGTGAATGTTCATTGCAAGTATAGCCATATTTTTGACCTAATTCAACATGATAAAGTTCATGTATAACACATTCACCAATATATTTGTCATTCATTATGATCATACCACGATTACCAAAATCTTTATTTCCAGTACGAGCAATATAACATTCAAGATTTGGCATAGGCTGTTTATTTTTACACATAAAATCTGTTCTATAAACAACTTCTGATATATTTTCCATTTTTTCTAATGCTATATCTAATGCTAACTCTCCATATTGTGGTTTAGAACAATCAATAAATTTAGGTCCAGTTTGTGTACATGCATTTAAAAATAATAAAGTTATTAATAATTTTTTCACTTATGTTTTTTGCTTGCTGCTTCTGCTATAGCAAGTATTCCTATGCTGATAATCCACACTGGTATACTTGACAAAAGACTTGCCATCAATATGTATAATCCAAGATGTTCCATATATAATATATACTCTCAGTCCCAAAATCTGTCAATAGTTTCTAAAATACCAATAAAATCATGCAACGGATCACCACTACCATCTGTGTTAACTGAAATCTGTGTTTTAATTTTATTATTCATGTAAAACTCCTTGTTTTCTTTCCTTCTTCACAAGAATCGCAAAGTGTGCGAATCCAACCGCCTTCTCTTGCTTTCCCAGGAACACCACAATCTTCACAAGTTATTGCGCTCATGGATTCAGCCATAGCAATAACTCCACTACAAAATTCATCTCCACCACTACTATAAACTCGTAGTGTTCCAAACTTTTCTTTGATTTGTGTAAATACAAGTTGTGTTGGTGGCTTATGAAATTCTTCACGAAATTTTTTACCTTCTACATCTCGCTTTACATATTCTTCTGACTGTTCATCGTTCCATCCAAGACGCTTTTTGAAATGATACTTTAGGTTTGTAGGATTTCCATTGATCGCCTGACGCAGAGCACGATTGTATCCACGAACTCTGGCGGTGTTTTGACGAGTTTGTGTAATGTGGCCTTGAATCAAACCACACATACGCTTTATGATGGGAAACCAACCTGGACCACAATCTAGTCCCCAACACATGCAAGTCTGTGTCATAGGTAGATTTCGTTCTGCAAACAATTTTGGATACTTATCGTAAAGTTGTTGTTCAAGTTCTTGCTTCATTATTTTTCCTCCGTAATCAATTCAAAATGAGCTATTTTTCCTTTTACAAAATAAGCAGAATATTCAATATACAAATCAAGATCTGTATCCCAATGATAAAAACGAACTTCTCCAGTATGGTTAAGTTTTACTGGTTGTTTTGGTACTTGTTTTAGGGCACCAATCCAACTAAGTTTATCCCATGATGGGTCTTTATAGTATGGTCGTTCTTCTTCTGGGACAATATCCCAATTAAAAAAATGATGAACTAACTCACCATCTTTTGTAATGACATATTTGTCAAGACAATTGACCAAACTTTTTGTTTGAAATACCTCATCTTGATACTTCGCATGTTTCTCAGGAAGAGGATATTCGCAAGTTAGTTCATCATACATTCCCATATTTTAATCCCTCAAAAGACCAATAACAAAATTTTCTTTACAAGTCAAAAAAGTATTTTCACCAAACTTTGCTTCTTCAACCATATTACCTTCAACAAGCACAATCTGTCCGACAGAAACAGATAATACACAGTCATTTGCCTTATCAAGAACACGATAGGCAACATTATCTGGTCGTTTCGTTGAACCAGCAAAAAATAGTTCTTCTTTCTTTTCTTCTTCTTTTTTTACAACTTCCAATACAAGTCGTTTATTTCGCGGTTCCAATTTCATCCTCATACTCCAACTTTAAGCTTGTTCTTGATTACACTGATAAATTCCTCAAAATCTTCAAGATCCTCGCCCTTCTGTGCCATACGATAAGCACGAAGCAGCTTACTCTGATCTTCTCGTGAAAGAAAGCTATTATCAGCGTAATGCTTTTTTAGTGCAAGCTTGTGTTCACGATAAGGCTCAATTGCCTGCTCAATCTCATTAAGAGTTTTGAGATAATTTACAATATGTTCTTCACGGGTCAATTTTTTATCGTTTTGCTCAAGTGTCTTTAGGTCAGTCATTATATTCTCCCTAATAGAAAGCGCCCCGATCAAGGGACGCCTCCAAGTTTAGCAGGTTTTCAATCGGTGTCAAGTCACGACACAAGCACCACCTACACAAGCAGCTTCACCAGATAAATTTGTATAATCTTGATCTTCTCTAATCAGATCAATATCAACACTTACTAATTGAGACATTCTTTTATTATATTCTGCTTCTCCAATATCTTCAAATGGCGCCTGGTGATAAGTGTGGTCGCTATGAGGTAGAAGTGAAATAGCAGCATAGCTATCTTTATTCTTCCACATCCATTCAGTAACTTGTGCCCATTCATGATTACGAACTGAAACAGTAATAGAAACGTTGTGTGTGTTATCGCCTCTACGATGACCACCTTGAATCCAATCAAGATATACTTTCTTCATCCGTTCAAGTTGTTGAATTGCTGTTTCTTTTCTTGTAATAGATCCTTCGGGTGCTCGCTGTGGCAATGTTAGAATTGCATTGTTCTTGTTAAATGTATCATCTTCAAGAAGTTCTGGATGAAACATTTTTAGATAACCATACATTGTTTCTGTCTTTAAAAGACGCATACGACGAAGATAAAACTCATTGTGCCATGCATGAATACCAGATGAACAGCCAAGAACACAAGAAGTTGTTCCACTTGGTTTTACAGTTGTTACACGGGCAGCTTTATTGATACCAAGAATTTTAGCCATACGTTCATTTTCTTTTGTTGCCGCTTCTGCTGCCGCAGCCATATCAAGAGCCAATACTTTACCACTTGCAATACCAGTCATACCAATACCAAGTAGTGCTTCTTTTTCTGTTGTTTTACGCCAAATATCACGCAAATAATGAAAATCAGTATATGAAGCTTGAAGCGTTCCAATGAAAGCAGCAGCTTTTACACGATTTTCATAATCAGCTTGATCTTGTATATCGCTTGCGTTGATTTCACAAAGATTACAGAATTGATTTGTTCGCAGGCCGATTTCACCACATGGATTTGTGCCCCAATCTGGGTTATTTGTCCAGAATATACCTGGTTCACCAGCTTTGCTTTCTTCGGTAATTTTCAAGATACGTTCAAAGTCAGCTTTTTTGCGCATTTTATGACGAACAAGAACAACACTATTATTTGCACGACCACGCTGTTCTTGAACATAAAACCACGGAACAATACCGTTATCTAAATAGAATGGAATATCATGCTCACCAACATCAGCCTCAACTGTGCGGACTCCATAGGCAGGGTCATTGTAGGCTATTTTAACGCGTTTATAAGTGGTGTTTGTTGCTTCATCAACAGTACGAATTTCTAGTTTAACTTCATTACCATATTGATCATGTTTTATTAGCGTAACAGATTCATGTGATACAAGTTTAAAATTACTCTTGCAAGTAAGCATTGATTCATCATCAATATCAAATAGAGAAATCATTGCTGAACGACGAATACCACCAGCAAGAACAGCGTCTGCCAAATGACAAAGAATATCGTGAATCTGAACTGAGCGGAGTTGTTCTCCATTTTCTACACTATCAAGAATACCACGAACATTCTCTAATGCACGCTTTAATGGTTCTGAACCTGGAGCTTTACCACCACCGGTTTTAATTGGTGTGCCTTTTGCGCGAATTGAAGAATAATCAAAACGGACTTTTGGTGAATTTGGCTGCATGTATGACTTCATCAATACCTTTACAGCATCAGCCCAACCTTCGATGCTGTCACCAACAAGAAATTTCTTTTCTCCCCGTGTTGGTTTTGTTACTGGTGGTAGTTTTTCAATGTGTTTTTTCTGTACCGAATAACCTACTCCACAACCTGCAAGCAAGAGGAACATAGTTTCACTAAAACTATGAATATTATCAATATGCTGAAATGAGCAATTGTAAATACGTGAATTGTTTACTTCAATTGCTTTTCCACCAAACTGCATGGAACGCATTGAAGGAAGAACTTTTTTATCATACACAAATTTGTATGCTTCTTCAATCTGATCTTTTAGATCAGGAAATTTAGCAACGTGCATTGCTTTATTACGATCAACGAGTTCAACCCAATTTTCACGACGACCAAGTTTCTCGTCAAATTTAGCATATCGTGAAAAAACCGTTACGTCTGATAATATTTTGCTTGCTTTATCCATGTTATTATTCTCCCTTTAATTCTTTCTGTTCTTTTCTGTGTTTGGCGTATCTTTCTTTTAATTTCTTGGCTTGATCTGCTGCAGCGTTTTTATTGATTTCATCAACAGTTTCATTTGTTGGTTCCATCACTTTAATTGCTACATTTGATGTATCCATGAAAATTGGTAAAACTACTCCATCTGGACCATTTCTATTTTTTGCTATAAAAATACGACCGGTATTGTTTTGTTTGTGAGTTGCAGTTCGGGAAAGACTGAAAATAAAATCAGCAACGAAACATTTATTGAAAGCTTCACTAATACTTTCCATAGTTACTACTTCTGCGTTCAGACCTGAACGGTTTGTTTGTGAAGCTGTCCAAAGAGGACACTTGAACTCTGCTGCAATTCCACGTAATTCTTCATAGATGCCTTCAAGTTCATTTCTTTTCTCTCTTTGCGCGGTTACAGGTTTTAACAAATCACCATAATCAACAACAACCATATCAACTTTAAAGTCTCGTTGTTCCAGTTTTTTAAGATGATTTCTTAATGTCTCCGTTGATACCGATTTCGTCGGATATTCTTTAATTATAAGCTTGCCGGGAATCTCTCTCACTTTTTCAAAAACTTCTTCTTTTGCGAGATTTAGACCTTTTAATGGAAAGCCAGTCAAACAACTATCAAAACGGCGCCCAATAACTGTATCTCCAAGTTCAAGAGTATAATAAACAACATTTCGTCCTTGTTTCATCGCTTGTGCAGCAAGATGAACCAATGCCATACTTTTACCAGCACCGGTTGGAGCAACAACAACACCTAATTCTCCTTTTCCATGACCGCCTTGAATGAAATTATCTATAACATCCCATCCTGTTGAAATTGGATCACGGGCTTTTAATTTATATCGCTCTTCAAAGTGTTTCATGAAGTCATAACCATGCTCATTATCAAGTCCAAGTTTAAGAGCACCGTTAATAATCTTTGAAACTTCGTCAAATGAAGAGTTTTCCATCAAGCCAACACTTTTTAACATTGCCTCTTTTAATTTTTGTTTTTTACAGAAATCAAGACTTTTATCTTTTACATATTCATCTTCAATATCTTCAATTGTGCCGGCAAGAACACGAGCAAAGAAATCACGAACCTGTTTCTGCATCACAGGTGTTTGTTTTTCAAGTTCTGAACGCAGAATTGTTTCTACGGTTGAACGGTTTGGAAAACAACCATAAGTTGTATTATATTTAAATACATAATCTACAAACACTTGTAGATATTTTAATTCAAAAAAGCTTATATCCAATACTTCACTAATCTGTGAAGCAAATACAGAGTCATCCAATATTAATTGGACTAATTTCTCTTGAAACTCTTTTCCAAAAGAGCCAAGTGATGGTTCATTTTTTATAGCCATACGCTCCTCAGAGGAAAGTCAGCATACTTGATCCAGACACGGTCGTCAAGGTGCTGACTTGTAATCACTAATTATACGGTTAAATGTTGTAAACAACTCATTTAAGTTTAAATCCGCAAAACCATCAAGAATAGAACATTTCAAGAAGTCTGTTTTATTAAATTCTGGTTGGAAATTTTCTAAAACATAATCAGTTTTATTCTGTGCTTGAAGCGACATATTTGGTTGATACAGCTGCATAATTTGATAGTTTAGATACACTTTATCTTTGTCTGATAGGATATTTTCAAAGATTTTTCCATCTCCCTTATTCACTTCACATTTCTCCAAAATATCGTCAACTGTATATCGCTCTTGTTCGGCAAGAATAGGAAATTTTTTTGCTAAACTTGTTAAACCAACACCCCTAACACCTTCAAGATTATCACTTTTATCGCCCGCAATTGATCGGGCAAGAGCAAAGTTATTTGGGTGAATACTAAATTCTTCAACAACACGATTTTTATTTAGTATTTCATCTTGAACTGGACGCATAAGTATTGTTTTATCATCCAGCAACTGAATAAAATCTTTATCACTGGATACAATCACTTTTACGTAATCTTTGTGATCTTTATGTTGAACGACATAGGAAATAAGATCATCTGCTTCAACATTTTCTTCCATAAGCTGAACTACCGGACATAGATTTAAATATTCAAATGTTTTTAGTTGCTGCCAGATACGATTTTCAAATTCTTGTTTTTCATCCAAGACCTTTACATTTCTGTTGAGGCGTAGTGGATTTCTACCTTCTTTGTAATCCTTGTGTAAGGCTTTCTTTTTACGGCTTCCGCCAGGACCATCCCAAGCAAAAATAATTTTGTCTGGTTTTGTATCTCGGCTTATCTTTTGCAGAGATTTAAAACTTCCAACAATACCGCCGATTGGTTGTCCCTGTTTAGAAATAGAAGGATTTACTACATAAGAACGAATGAACAAGTTCAATGCATCAACAATTAATATTTTTTTCATAAATTATATAAAACTCTTTAAAAATTCAAAAGACATTCTTTTTCGATATTTTCCATTTTTCATTAAAGATTTAAAATTAGTAAGATAAAAATCTTTTGTCTTATTTCTCCACTCAGTAATATTTTTATTAATTAATTTACAATCTAAATCATTTTCTGAATAAAATAAAGAATAATTTCTAGATGTATGTTTTAAAAATTTATCTCTATTAAAATTATTATCTAAAGGTCTAATGTTTATATTTTCTACAGATGTTTTGTCAATTGCTGAAAAAATATAATTACCGTAAGAAACGTTGAATTTAATTTTTGTACTTCCTTTATTAGATTCTACCTTTTCTATCTCTTCTCCATTTACGTAAATTTTATGTTCTGTTTCGTATGGAACAAAATATGCAACTCCGACAGGTGAATCGGTATCGGAAAAAAGCTTATAATCTAATTTATCCCATGCTAATAAGCGGTTTCGAAACATTTTTGTTCCATAATATGTCGACGGAATTATAGCTGAAACATAATCGCAATTTTCAAGCATTAACTCTAAGCAATCTAAATATAAATCTTCATTTTTAAGTGATAAATTTTCACCTTTTCTTTTCATAGCATTTTTTGCTAAATAAGGAGGATTAGTTATACAAATTTTAAAATTTTTTGGAAAATTAGAAATAGTATCTCTTTGAATTATATCATTTCTACCTGGAATTATATCATAAGCTTTCCATTTATGATTAGAGAAAAAATTAGTTATATTACCACTTCCAGCAAAAGGCTCTAAAATATCTTCTCCTTTTGGGAGCATTTCATTCCAAATTTCAAAGGCGTTACCCTTAAATGGATTTATTATTGTGTAATATTGTCCTAGTATCTGCTTCTGACTGAGCATATTTAATTAGCCTTTCTTGAAATTCCACGTGGTTAACTATCCAGATATTATCTTTTTGTTTTCGAAGGAGATTATTTTTTTTATCTTCATCTCCGTCTACAAGAACAACATAAAGTTTTTCTTTTGGCTCATTTGTTGCCCAATTTATAAAATCATCTGCTTCTTTTTCAACATTATCTTGATGGCCTCCAATTCCAACAACAACTTTCGCAAAAATATATCCCAAAATTTGCTTTTCATCATACCGACTTTTAATTAAACCGTCAATAGTTTTTAAATAAACATCGCTATTTTTAAGTTTCTTTTCGGTATCCGCAGCATTTATGACGCCTCCGGAACGCAAAGGTCTAAGTGCTTGCTTACCTCTTGTTGGAATTGCTTCTACTGTGATTTTATCTTTTAAAAATTCACCTATACCATTTATAATTTTTTTTTCTTCTATGCAGCCTTGACGAGATGCGTTTATACATATAACACAAGATACTGTGTAAGCATATCCTTCGTTTTCTTTGCAGATTTTTAGAAGTGAATCTTCAGATAAGTTGTTCGGATGATATTTTAAATATCTTTCTAAAGATTTTTTATTATAAGATTGTAATTGTTTAAAAGACTTGATGTTTTTAAATTGTTTAAAAACTAAATTTATATTATTTTTATTATTATTTTCACGTTCATTTATTGCATCATAAGTAAACATATATTTCCTATAATTTTAAATATAAAAATCCCCACTTTGCAGTGGGGATCATATCATACTTCATTTCTTTTTGCGATTCTTTTTACGAGCTTTTCTTTTAGCAGAACCCTGTTTTCTGCGTCCTTTACGGGGTCTGTTTTTTGCGGGCCACGGCATACATTATCCTACCTTTCTTTGTGATTAAATCCAATTTCTACAACAAAATCTGGTTTACCAGAACAATCCATAAACTTTACACTATTTTTATCAAGAACTATTCCTTTTTGATAACACCACATTTTTAGTGCTTCAAATACTTCGTCTTGATTAAAAGTATAAAGACCTTCACTTGTGTTTTTATCAAACTTGCTATTCATATGTTCCTATGCTGCAATAAACTCATTTACAATAAACTTACCGTGGTGTGCATCACCATATCGTTCAAGGAAATGGTTTGTAATATTACTTGGACGACCGACAAGACCGATCATATCACGATTCTTAAGAGTGTTCACTTCTCCCAGATCATCAACATATACAACTCGGGAAACACCTGCGTTCTTTAGGGCATGCTGACAGAGCGGACAAGGCTTTCCGTTCTTGTTTTGACGAGCATACGGGCACGAAGTGTTATTAAAACGATAAATATAAATTTTGCTACCACTTGCTCGTTCTCCCATCTTGCTCAACAGATCAATTTCAGCATGCATAGAACACTTGAACACACTCTTGTTTCGTGAATAACGACGCTTATTGACGCCGAAGTTAATAATCTTGCCACCCTTGACACCAAAGGCAACAATCTGATGCTGGAGAGTATCATCCCGAAATTGGGATGCAATATCTTCAGCGAGGTACTACAAAATCAAGATACTTCATGGTATCAGGCTCCTATGTTGGTTGAACCAAGCATAGCACGCGATCCGTGGGCTGTCAATCTGCGGGGACGAAAACATTTTTAAATTCATTTGGTAAGAGGTTGAATTGAATTAATTTAGCTTTTATTGTTATTAGATTTTTTGTTATTGCTTTATGTATTCTGTGGTGTCCATCAAGAATATATATTATATTTTGCTTATCATCTACAAGAATTAATATTGGATATTTTAAATTTGCTGCTTGTATTTTAGTTTGTTCTTGTAAGTTATTATCCCAAGAAAGCAAATATGGAATTAATTGTTTAATAGATATATTTTTTTCTGGAAGATGTGAAGAAATATTTAATAAATCAGATAAATTTATTTTATTTCCGTCTTTTTCCCAAAATGTATTGTTTGTACTCATATTTTAACAAGAAACCCGCATTTCTGCGGGTTCTTTGGTTAATTATTTTGATTTTTTATTTTCATAAACAGTTTTAGGACTGTTAGGATTGTTTCCGCGTTCCATATCAACTTCTCTTTGGATTAGATCGATAAGAGCATTCCGATTAACTCTTCCATCTGGATCCATAACTTCTTTTGGTAATTGTGGTAGTATTTGTTTAATTTTTTCAATTGTCGCCGTATCTCTCGTTGGTGTTCCACCTGCTTGTATATTTTTTACCATATCAGCAAATGCCGATGCACTTACTCCTTGACTTGAAAATTTTTTCATTAATTGAAATAATTCGTGAGCAGGACTAGAAGTTGGTTGTCCCATCATCTCTTCCAATTCTTCTTTAATTATCTGCTTTAATCTATCTCGTGTTAATTTCATGTGTTTTCTCCCTACAAACATTAAATAGTCAGTGTTGAACGTCTTCGCCCTTCCCATCGGGG